TGAGCACCGACCACGACCCGGACGGAGGTGCCCGGTGAGCCTCCGCCCCCCGCACCAGCGCACGGTCGGCTGGTGCTCCGGACACGGCAAGGACCTGTACCCGACGCGCGCCGCCGCCAAGAAGTCGTTCAAGTCCCGTGGCGACAGCGGCCGACGCGCCTACCCCTGCGAGCTGGTACCCGGCCACTGGCACTACGGCCGCCTCCCCCCGGCCGTCCGCTACGGGCTCAAGACCTGCGCCGAGGTGTACCAGTGACCGCCGCCGACGACCCGCACGGGACGCGGGCAGCCTGGGATCTGGTGGCCCGCGCCGTCGCCGGGGACAGTTCGGCGTGGGACCAGATGTACCGCGACTGGACCCCCGCCGTGCTGGCCGCCCTCCGGCGGCGCGGCCTCGCCTCCCATGACGCGGAGGATCTCACCGCCGTGGCGTGGCTCCGCGCCCTGGAGCACTTCCCGAACCTCCAGCACACCGGCCACCCGCGAGGCTGGCTCGTCACGGTCGCCACCAACGCCGCCCGAGACAGGTTCAAATCCTCCTGGTTCCGGCAGGTCAGCCCGCGCGGGCTGGCGGCGGAGTGGGAGACCGACGAGGGGCAGGCACGCACCTACGTCCGCCCCGACCCCCTCACCGTGGAGGACGAGGTGATGCGCCGCGCCGACCAGGCCGCCCTGCTCCACGCCCTGTGCACCCTCCCGTCCCGGCATCGGGAGGTCCTGGTAGCCCGGACGTTCCGAGGCATGTCCTGCTCGGCCGTGGCCGCCGCCACCGGCAGCACCGTCCGCGCCGTCGAGGGGCTGTCCGCCACTGCCCGGCAGCAGCTCCGCCCCCTCCTGGAGGCGAGCCGCTGATGCCCAGACCAGCCATGGACCTGCACCCCGACGACGAGGCCGCACGCCACGAGCACCGCGACCGGATCGTCCGCCTCCGCTATGACGCCGGCTGGTCCTCCGGCTACCTCGCCCGCCACCTCGGCCTCGTCCGCGAGACCGTGACCAGTTTCGAGACGTACCCCTCGGCCAACTCGGAGATCAGCCGGTACGACCGGCACGCCGCCCCGTTCGGCTTCCGCACCTACCTGGAGACCGAGGGACTCGACGGGTACGGGGAGACCCCGTACTCCGCCGTCATGGACGCCGCCGGAGACATCGGCGCGGCCGAGGTCGCCCGACTCCACGCCTACCGGCTCCACGCCGGCCTGGCACGCCTGGACGTGGCCCGGCTACTCGGCGTCCACCCCTCTGTGCTGCTCAAGCTGGAGGAGCATCGGAGCCCGCCCAAACTGGCCTCTGTACAGCGCCTGGCCCGCATCCTCGGCGGTAGGCTCGCCATCACCCTGATCCCCCTGGAGGAGGAGCTCTAACGCCCCTGCTCGGCCGCCCGGAGTTCGGCCGCTCTCGCCAGGTTGCGCACGCGCAGCTCCGCGAGGGCGGCCGTCCTGGCGTCCGGGGGGAGCTGCATGATGCGCCCGAGTTCGTCCACATCAGCCGGCCGGTACCGGCGGTACCCGGACGGCAGGACCTTCGCCGGCACCAGGTACGCCTTGCCGTCCCACCGCCGCACTGTGGACGGGGCAACGCCCAGCCTCTCGGCCGCCTCATGGGGCAGCAGGAGATCAGCCTCGGACAACGGTCCCCCAGGTTGCGCAAGTCGGTCAGGTCGACCGAGCGTACAGACAGCCTCGGAACGATCATCGTCGGCACGCGGTGCGAGGGTGGGGGCGCTCATGATTCCGACACTGCGGCAAGTCGCGCAAACTTGTCAAGTCGCGCAGCGTCGTGCACACTGACCGTCATGAGTGGACAGACCCCGCAGACCTCCGTCGCGGTGCCCGACGCCCCTCCGGTGCTCGACCCCTCCACCCCTCCGGAGGGGTGGGCAGGAGACCTCGGCGCGCCGCGCCACGCTGCCACCCCCCAGACCTCCGAGGGCACCGACTACGTGACGACTCTCGTCCAGGGAGGAGTAGACCTCACCAAGCTCGGAGGGGCGCGGGTGACACGCCGCGCCGTGGAGGGGGACCTCAGGCGGCGCGAGCGCCTCGCTGAGGTCCAGGCCGCTGACACTGCGCGCCGCCTCAAGGCCGAGCGCCGAGCAGCCCTCCGCGCCGAGCGCCGCGCCGCCCGCCAGGCCCGCGCCGACGCCCGCGCGGAGTGGGTCCGCGACCGCCTTGCCTCCGCCTCCCACAACTTCGCCGGCCTCGTCTCCTCCGGCATCTACACCGCTGCCCTGTCCGTGGCCGTGACCGGGCAGGCCACGATCGCCACCACCCGACACTGGCCGCTCGTGTTCGGCATCGGCATGGCCGTGTTCATCGAGGGCATGGCCGTCAGCATGGCGCTCACCGCCCACCAGCTCCGCCTGCGCGGCGAGCGCGCCCTCATCCCCCGCGCCCTGACGTGGGTATTCGCCGGCCTGGCTGCCTTCATCAACTACGTCGCCCACTACCAGCAGGACCGAGTGCTGGCGTACGCCCTCGGCATGTCCAGCGTGGCCGCGATCACTCTGTTCGAGATCCGGAGCGGTGCCCGCAACCGGCCCGCCCTGCGTGAGGCCGGGATGATCCCCGACCCGCCCGAGCAGTTCGGCTGGCGACGCTGGCTCCGGCACCCACTGGAGACCTTGGGCGCGTGGTCCGTGGACGTGCGTACCCGGGTCAGCCCGCGCGGTGCCGCCCTCCTCGCCAACGCCGAGGCCCGCCGGAGCTACCGCCGGGAAATCCGCGAGCACCGCCGCCTGGTGACCGCCGCCCGCCGCGCCGTCATCGTGGCCGCCGCCCGCCGCCCCGGCGCGGGTGTGGTCGAGCAGATCCGGGTGGCCACGGCAGCCCTCACGGCGGAGACCCCCGCCCCTCCGGCCCTCCCTGAGATTCCCGCCCGCCCGAGGGGTGGGGCACGCCCCTCCGGCCGCCAGGCCCCCCGCCCCCCGGCGCGCCTGGAGGTCACCCCTCCACCGGCAGCCCCTCCGGCGCTACCCCCCGCCCCTCCGGCCCCCAGCCGGGAGACCTCAGCCCTTCGGCCGCCGGAGGTCCCCGCCCTCCCGAACAAGCCCTCCGGGTCGGAGGTCTTGCCACCCCCCGGCCTGCATGTCGTCCGGGAGGGGGACCGCCCCATCCAGGCGAGGTCCATTGCGGACTACGCGACAGCAGTGATCGACAGGGCCGGCACCGACCCGACGTGGGGCCAGGTGAACGCCGCACTGATCGCGCTGTTCCCCGAGCTGAAGCACGTCAAGTCCCGCACCGACCGGGTACTGGCCGAGGTCCGCCGCCGGAGGGATGCCGCATGACCGCCCTCCGCCGCCGGGTCCGCCTGTTCGAGGGTAAGCCCGACCTCCGCATCCACCCCGGCCTCCGCCCCCTCCCGGGGGACCGGCTCCGCCTGGAGCTCGACCGCAACGTGGACGAGACCAAGCCGACCGCCCTCCGCACCCTCCTGGAAGATCTCGTCCTCATCTACCGCACCGACAAGCTGAGCCGGCCGGACCTCCGCGTCGACCTCGACCGCTGGTCCCTCGTCGTGCACGTCCTCACCAACGCCAACGCCCCGGGCCGCATCCTGGCCCGCTGCATCATCCGCTCCGGCACCACCAAGGTCATCCGATGATGCGCCGGGCGGAGCGCAGGAGACTGCGAATCAGCACCTACTGGCAGAAGCGCGTCAACGCCGCGAAGGAGGGGAGCCCGGAGTCACAGGCACACGCCGAGTGGGACCGGCTCCGGGCAACGATCGTGGCCCTACCTGAAGAAGATCAACAGAAAGCCTGGACCACCACAGCGAAAGCCCTGGCCGAGACATACGGCTGGATCGCACAAGGCGGCTGAGCAGCCAAATCACAAATCACAGTCACAACCGACCGGAGCCCATCCCCCGACAACCGACGCCCTACGCGCCAGCCGCGCGCACGCACGCGCGCACCCGTGCGCGCACGCGCGAGACGCCAAGTGTAACTGGAGGTACCCCGCATGTCCCTGTCACACGGTCACTGGATCGGCCCCGCCGTGTCGCTCACGGCCGGAGTCATCTGCCTCGTGCTCGCCGTACTCATCCGCACAACGGGGGAGGACCACTCCCCGCGCGCCGTGGTCGTCCTCCTCCTCACCGGAGTGACCGGATTGCTGGGCACCCCGGTTGGCCACTGGATCCACGACGGCGTAAACAAGGGCAACCACGCCCTGTCCGAGGTCATCAGCCCCGTAGTCGGCCCGGTCACGCTGAGCGTGCTGGCCTTCGTTCCGGCCTACATCGTCGGCATCCACTGGCACCGGCACCGGATCAACGATCGGACGTACGTGGCAGCGATCAGCCTCCCGTTCCTGGTGACCCTCATTCCCGGCTGGGTCGGGGCGATCCTCACCCTGGCCGTGTTCGGCCCCGCCGACCTCCTCGGCTGGGCCGTCGTCACCCTGTTCAACCTGCACTGACCCAACCACCGAAAGGGGGAGAGACCCCGATGGAGTTCCTGATCTTCGGCCTGTGCCTGTGCCTGGCCATCGCCGCCGACCGCGCCGTCCACAAGGCCGTGGACCACGTACGCGGCGAGTACCGAGCCCGCAAGGAGCGGTACCTGGCCCGGGGAGACAACCACCCGCACCGCGTCGCCAGCGCACTGGGAGCGTTTGCCCGGGGCGTACCCGGCGCAGCCAGTGCGGTCCGCACCGGCTGGAGTGAGGGATGGGCGGAGGGCCGGCAGCGCTACGAGAACCGGGGCGCGCCGGCCAAGGAGGAGGCCCCGGCCCCTCGCCGCCGGCCACGCCCATCGCCCGCCGCCGAGCCGGCCCCGGCTCCGGCCCCGGCTCCGACCCCGGCTCCTGCGCCGCCATCCGAGCAGCCCGCCGCCGCGCCGGCACCGACGCCGGCACCGCCTACCCCCAAGCCGGCACCGCCGGTCACCATCCTGCCCGTCCACGCGCCGCACCTGCGGCTCGTGCCCAACACCGGAGGAGACAGCATGTCCATCGAGATCAACACCGTTGCCGATGTCCGCAGGGCCGTGCACGCCCACCGTGACCGCGCCACCGGCGAGCTGGAGGCCGCACAGACCGCGCTGACCCGCGCAACGGCGGACAACGCCGCAGCCATCAGCCTCCAGGAGCAGGCCAAGACGGTCCTGGACAAGGACGCCAACGCCCGCGCCGCCCTCGCCTCCCTGACGGAGGCCACGACCTCCGACATGCGGTACTGCGCCGCCAAGGTCACCGCCGCCGAGGCCAAGCTCGCCTCTTGCAACGCCGCCCTGGCCGCCCTGGCCCGCCACACCGCCCTGGAGGAGGGCGTCGCCTCCACCCCGGAGGCGTCCAGCCAGACCTCCGCCTACGCGCCGCAGTAACCGGCCGCCGGCCGGGCGGCACGCACCGCTGCCCGGCCGGCCCACCAGCTCCACCGCTCCATCCCGATAGGAGAAGCCGCATGTCCCGCTGGTCCCTGACCCGCACCAGTCTCCCCGGGCCTGGTACCGCGCCGTGGCACAAGCCCTCCCTCAGTCGGCGCGCCCGGCGCGCCGCCCGCCGCGCCGGCTGGAAGGTCACCCGCTGGTCCGTCCGCAAGGGCTGGAAGCACCGCGCCCGCCTCGCCCCCCTCTACTTCGCCGCCGTCCTCGGCGCAGCGTCCGAGGTGTGCCACCTGATCGGCAACGGCGGACGCACCATGCTCACCTTCGGACTCCTCGCCGGCCTGGCCGTGGCCGGCTGGCTGTGGCTCCGCATGAACCCGACCAAGCTGACCTGGCTTCCCCGCCGACACCGCCGCCCAAGCCGCACCCGCCTCATCAAGGCGGGCGCACTGTGGGCCGCAGCAACCAGCTACGCCACCCTCGCCGGCTGGGCCGGAATCGGCATCAGTAACCGCACCCTCGGCACCCTGATCTTCGGATCGATCGTCCTCGGCAGCGTCTACTGGTGGGACCGCCGCATCCGCCCCGTGCCCGTCATCGAGGAGCCCGCCGCGCCGGCCGTGGATGAGCGCCTGGCCGACTGGGACGAGTTCGTGGCGGCCGCGGGCAAGCTGGCCCCCGGGTCCACCCTCTCCGACCTGACCCCTATCGCGGACCCGCAGGACCCGGCCAAGGAAATCGGCTGGCAGGGCAGCGTGCTGGCCCGCAAGGGCTCCGCGTTCTCCGAGGTCACCGCGACCGGCAACCTGGAAAAGGTTGCCGGGGTGTGGGGCCGCACCCTGGCCGACGTGTCCCTGGTGCCCACGCCCGGCGAGTTCGGAGGCACCCGCGCCGGCCGCCTCCGCGTCTACACCGACAACCCGCTCCGCCGCGTCGTGGAATGGCCCGGCCCCGACCTCGACACCCTGGACGCCACGGGCGCTCTCCCCCTGGTGGTGCGCGGCTCCGGCGAGTTCGGCCTGTACCGCTTCCTGACTCCCGGCTCCGGCGCGACCCACTCCCTCATCTCCGGCGCGACCGGCTCCGGCAAGAGCTCCGCTATCAACGCCCTCCTCGACGCGGAAAAGCAGATCCAGTGGGCGTCGTCCGTGGTGATCGACCCGCAGCGCGGCCAGTCCCTCCCCGCCTGGCAGGACCAGGTATCCGTCTACGGCCGGACCGTCGATGAGGGCATGGACATCCTCAAGGTCATGCACGCGAGAATGCTCCAGCGGAACGAGGAGCTCTCCAGCTTGGAGTGGGACCACCCAACCGCCGGCCGGGTACGCGGCATCGGCTTCTTCGACCCCCGCGTCTACCCGATCCGTGACCTGAACATGCCGCTGCTCTCCCTCACCATCGAGGAGGCGCACGCCCTGTTCGCGGCGTGGCCGGAGTCCGTGGGCCTGGTGCTTGAGATGGCGCTGATGGGGCGCAAGTGCGGCATCAAGCTGCGCATCATCACCCAGGTCCCGCTGCTCAGCCAGCTCGGTGACTCCACCCCGCTCCGTGACTCCCTCGTCTCCGGCAACGTCCTGATCTTCCGCACCGGCAACCGGCTGACCAAGCAGGTCGCGTTGCCGGACGGCTTCTCCGTCGACCCCTTCAGCTTGCCCCGGGAATGGCCGGACGGCTCCACCACCGCCGGCCTCTGCTACCTGATGGGTCCGGGTGCCACCGAGGAGCCGGCGCGCGCCATGTACCTCACCGATCCGTATGTGGTTGCCCGCGCCGGCACCATCACCCATGACCTGGTGTTCCCCGCCGCGCTGGCCGCCTACCGGAAGCGCCGCGAGGAGGAGGAGGAGCTCCTCCGCGCCGCCGAGGCCCAGCAGACGGCACAGAGCCAGCAGGCGCAGCCGGCGGAGGCCGCACAGGGCAAGGCCATCGACCGGGTGGAGGCGTACATCAACAAGGTCCGCCGGCCCGTCATCAACACCGTGATCGCGGAGGCCCTCGGCATCAAGGTCGGCACGGTCAACGAGTCCTGCCGCCGCCTGTTGCAGGCCGGCCGGATCTCCAGGGTGGAGGACCGGCCCGGCATGTGGACCTCCACCAGCTACGACCCGGCCGAGACGGACTCGGCCGAGGACGCCCACGAGATCGCCGCGTAAGGAGAACGCCGTGAGTCTGCCTAGCAAGATCGTCGTCGGGTTCGTTGGGGTGAGCGTGGGCGTCTCCCTGCTCGGCCACTCCGATACCGCACATCATGCCGGCGCGGGAGCGGCCCACCTTGCGGCCGGCATGGTCCTGACCGCCGCCGTTGGGGCGCTGGGTGGAGTCCCCGCCTGGCTGTACGTCCGAGACCGGAATGACCGGCTCTATGCGCGGGAGCGCGCCGAACTGGACGCCCGGGTGCGTGATATCCGCGCCCGCGCCGAGCGGGCGGACCGGCTACCGACTGCTGGCTACGACCCGGCCGAGCCGCGTACCCCCTGGTACTGCACTCTCAAGGCGCTCCTACCGTCCGGGGAGGCCATGAAGCTGCACGGAGGCGTGGTCGAAGCACCGGAGTCGCTGGACCGGCTGGCGGTGCAGGCCGCCGTGGTAGATGCGTTCGAGAGCGCCTACGGCCGGCCGGAGGGGGTGGCGTACACCTGCCACGCGACGCCGTTCGTGGGGGACCGCATGGCGGTGTAGCCCTCCCCTCTATTGACACGAGGTTGACCGAGAGGTAATCTGGTGTCAGTAAGTCACCCCCGACACAAGGGAGCACGCAATGCCCGAGCTCAACGCCATGGAGATCCTCACCCGGAAGTTCCGCGACAACGACGGGATCACCCTCGCGCTCAGCGGCGTAGAGCAGCACTACCTCGTGATGGAGCTCGGCGGCGCACTGGAGAGCCTGTTCGGCGACGACGACACGTACACCCGAAAGCTCACCGGCCCCGCCCGCGACGAGGCCCAGTTTCTCGCCGGCCTCCTGACCCGACTCCTGGATGCTGCCGACGCGGCCTCCGACGAGCCGGACGAGATGCGCGTCTGATCCCCCGCCCGGTCGCCGCGCCCCTACTCCCGCCGAGGGGCGGGGCGCAGTGCAGATTCGCCAGTCTCCCCTATTGACACGAGGTTAGCCGGGAGGTAACTTAATGGGTATGACATCCCCCGCCGCCACCGCCCACGCCACCCTCCTCCAGATGGTCGAGGCCACCGACACCGCCACGGCGCTCGCCCTGGCCGAGACACTGCGCGGCGCGACGCTCATCGCCGCCGAGGCGCTCATCGGCAGTGCGGTCGGCGGCCGAGTGTCCAGCCGCCGCCGGCACATCGCCAACTGGACCATCCTGAACGCCCTCAACTCCGCCGCCCTCCGGTTCTCCACCGCCGGATGGGGCAGGTACATGGACGCGGCGGAGGCGGCGCACCGCACCGCCGACGCGGCCGAGTTCCTGGCCGGCCACCGGGCAACCCGCCGCGCCCTCCTGAACGGGGCGCAGGCATGAGCCGCGCCGAGACGGCCGAAAGCCTGGTCACCGCCGCCTTCGTAGTCGTCCGGCGCGCACGCAGCTCCGGATGCAGCAACCTGATCACCAACCTGTGCATCCAGGAGATCGCGGAGACCCGCCGCATCCCCGGCGACGCCTACTCCCTGGCGACCTGCCGCCGCATCGCCCGGGAGCGCGCCCGCCTCATGGGAGAGGAGGAGCTCCTGGCCACCGAGATGTGGAAGCGCTGACCGCACCAACCGACAAGGAGAACACGCATGGCCCGCTGGAACTACACCCTCCACCTCAAGGACTTCTTCCACGACGAGACCCTGACCTTCCCCGAATGGCGCGACCGCGTGGTGAACCGCGTGCGCAGCACCACCTGGTACAAGGCCACCAGCACCGCCGGTGACCCGTGCCTGGCGGACATCGTGGGAGAGCTGGCCGACACCCAGGACCGGCGGGAATTCGATCAGGTGTTCGCCGCCGTCTACGACCAGGCCGACTACGACCGCTGCTGGATCGAGACCCGCTGACCGGACAGCCCGGCCGACCGGTCAGCCCTCCGATTCTGGCCGGTTCCCAGGCCCGCCCGGCCTACCCCGACAGGAAGGATTCCGAGCATGAGTAGTACCCCAACGTTCCCGGCAACCGGCAGATGCCGGTCCTGCCGCGCACCCCTCATCTGGGCCACCACCAGCAAGGGCAAGCTGATGCCCGTGGATGCCGAGCCGACCCCTGACGGCAACCTGATCCTCACCGCCTCCCCCGGTGGGGCCGCACCGACCGTAATCGTCCTCGCCTCCGCCGAGCTGCCCATCATCGAGGGCGAGCGGCGGAAGCCACACAAGGCCACCTGCCCGGACGCCGCCGCCTGGCAGACGCGCACCCGGACCGCCTGATCACCGAGAGGACCGAGTAGACGTGACGCGACTGCTGGTGACGCTGACCAACGGCGTTGAGCTCGTGAGTCGCCTGCCCGTCCACCTGGACGAGGAGGAGCTACTGGATGACCTGCGGCAGAACCGGCCGCTGATCATCCGGGGCAGGGATGGTGAGCGGACAATCGTGCCGGTCACGGCAATCCTGCACATCCGGCCGGCCGAGTAATAGACCCCACGAAACCGTTTGGAGACACCGATGGACGAGAGGTTTCATGCCGGATCCGCCCACTTCACTACTGCTGAGAAGTGGCTGGCGAGGGCTGAGGAGGAGTACGCCAAGAGTTCCTGGTACCCGAAGGACAAGGCGACAGTGGCAACGGAGATTGCCATGGTTCACGCGCTCCTGGCACAGGCAGCCGCTACCGCAGAGCTGAACGCGCTGAGCATTTCGGGTGAGCTGGTCACCGGCCGGGACTCGAACCAGACTGCGGCCTGGAGCAAGGTGATCGGCCGTGGCTGACCCGTTCATCCCTGTGGCGACGGAGCCCGTCACGCCGGACCGGCTCGGGGTTGGTGACAAGATCGAGGACCCGCGCGGAGACACCTACTTCGTACACAGCGTGCACCGTGCCGGCGACGATTACGTGGTCGGCCTAGTCGAGTACCCGGGGCATCCGACCGTGTGGGACACCACCCTCCGCCCTCGGGACACCGTGACCCGCATCCTGGTGGACGGGTCGCCCGCCCCCCGGATGCCCGGCTCCCACATCTGACGCCAGAGGAGGCACCAAATGCGAACCCTTGCCTTCGTAACGCTTACCCCGGACGGGAAGATCATGGACACGTCAACCGTGACCATCAACGGTCAGACCGCACCAGTCCCGCTCTGGACCCGGACCGGGGTACGGGCCGCCCCGCCCCGAATTGGGCAGGCCATCGCGGACCTCGGGTACCGCGCCCCTGACTACTACGGCACGATCACCGACATCCCCGGCGGCAGTACCATCGAAGTTGTCCCGGCCTGAACGCACGAAAGCGCCCCGCCTCCCGGCCAACAGGCCAGGGGCGGGGCGCTTTCGTGTGAGGCGGGCGTCAGCGGGCAGCTTCAGCCTTGTACGCGGCCGTCTCCGGGGGGAACTCCTCCAGCGGGTAGTAGAGGGTGGCTGACGTGCCGGGAGCACACCACCACGCCACCGACCGGCAGCCGTTCCGCCGCAGGTACGCGACACAGGCCGTGATCCAGGCCGCGCGGGCGGGAGACCGGGACGTGTCCCGGGTACCGTCCGCCTTGAGAGGCAGGATCGCGCCCAGCTCGGACACGATCAGAGGGACACCGGCCTCGGCCGCCGCAGAGAACGGCAGGGCGAAGAACGAGGCGGGATCCTCGTACCGGGCCTGCTCGTCGTAGCAGTCCCAGCCCATGTAGTCCCCGACGCCCGGCCACCACTGGTGCCAGTCGCCCTTGTGGCGCGACCAGTACAGGGTGTGAATCGGGACCAGCTTGAACAATGAGCGCCGAGGATGCCCGGCCGCCCACTGCCAGAGGAGCTGCCAGTTCGCCCGGTACGTGGCCGCATCGAGGTCGCCCTCGGGCTCGTGGTGGTAGGTGACCCAGATCTGCCGCCAGGTCGACGGCGCGGCCGACAGCCAGGCCAGGAACGCGGTCTTGGTCGGCATGTCCTTGAAGGACGGGTGAGGAATCCAGGTCGCCGGCACAGAGGCCAGCACGCCGGTCCACGGGGGCAGCCCTGCACCCTCCTTGGAGAACAGGCGGGTCGGCCCGGTCAGCCCGGGAAACAGGCTCTTGTGGGAGGTCAGCGCTGCGGCGGTACCCGGGGTGTCGACCCCGACCAGCATCCGGGGCCGCACGATGGCGGTCCCGGACGCGGGTACGACGGTGCCGTTGGGCAGGGTGACCGCTCCGGAGAACGTCACCATCCGGGCCTCAGCCGGCCGGAGTGGCGTGGAACATGGCCGGGTTGTCCGGGTCCTGGAGGACCACGTACCCCGGGGCGGAGAACGCCCCGTAGCGCCCGCCCGGGATGGTGACGTGGGCCGTGCCCGACGCCTCGAAGCTGCCGAGGCCGGGCACAGCGACGGAACCGGTGAAGGTCACATCCTTGACCTGTGCGTCCATGTTGGCGTCGACCTCCACGGTGAAGGTGATCGGGTCACCCTCGGTGTAGGTGGCGTCGGGGGCGTCGAAGCGGAGGGTTGCGGTGGTCACGGAGCTCCTGTCCTGTGCGATGAGTGGATGTCGGGGATGGGCGGAGGGGTGTTACCGGCTGAGCCCGGCGGTGCGCCGGCCGGACAGCGACGGGGCCTTGCCCACGGACAGCACGGTCAGCGCGGCGAGGATGAGCTCCGTCAGGTCGCCGGAGTCGATCCCGCCGACGATTGCCGTCGCGGCCACGTTCAGCACCGCCAGGAACAGGGCGATCACGGTCTTGACCCACGGCCACTGCGGCATGCTTGGGAACAGGTACACCGCAAAGGCGGTCACGGCGGCGATGGCCACCTGGATGCCCTCCTGCTGGGTCAGGTGCCCGTCCGAGATGAGGGCCTGCGTGGCGGTCACGACCGCGAACAGGAACGCCCAGAGCGACTTGCCGTACCGCGAGTAGAACTCGGACATGAGAGCCTCCTACAGGCTGTCGATGAAGTTGCGGATCCCCTGCGCCAGGCGCGCCAGGAATGCGCGCACCCGGTCCAGGAGGCTGTAGCCCGCTGCCGGCGCAGGGCCGGGAGTCGGGCCGGGGAGAGGGAGCGTCCGGCCGGTCAGCTCCCGGTACGCGGACGCCAGGGCAGGCAGGTCGATGCCGGCCTGGAATGCGGGGTGGGACAGGTGCTCCGGCCAGATCACGACCCACGCCTCATCAAGCTGGTGGGTCAGGAACTCGTCCGTCGTGCCGAGTACGTCGCCCCACGTCACCACGGACACGTCGAGGCCGTGGCCACTGGCGGAGGTGTACGCGCCGGCCGCAACCGCGTGTCCGCCCCATTCGGCGGAGCGGGAGTAGTCCCACAGCCCTCGGTAGGTCTGGTCCTGCTGGGCCACTTGGAGGTCGACGCCGAGGAGGGCCACGCCGAAGATCGACACGGCGGCCCGGAGCTCGTCCAGGTTGGTGTGGTCGACCTGTGCGAAGCACACCGGCCGGTACCCGCCGATGCCGCCAGCCAGGAGGGCCTCAAGCATGGTTTGCATGTCCACGCCGTTGTCGTCCGCGCCCGTGGCCGGATCGAACCGGGGATTGCCCGACCGGCGGTAGAGGTCGAACACGTCCTCCTGCGACGGGGACCGCTCCGGCACATCCGCGTACACGGTGAGCGCCTTGAGGCTGTTCGCCACGCTCACCGGCCCGCAGTCTCCGAACTGATCATTTCGGTACAGCTCGAAATCAAAGACCCGTGAGAGGTGGTCGACGGTGATCGGGTGCGCGGGCACGCCGGCGGTGAGGAGTGGGCCGAGGCGGAGCGCCGGCCGCCGCGACGGTGCACGCCGGCCGAGCCGCCTGCCGTCCTCGACGTGTTCGTGGGGCACAGGGGTTACCTCCGTATGGGCGCAGGGCTGCCCACCCGCCAGCGGGACGCTGGGCGGGCCGGGCGGGCAGGATGAGGGGATGACGGAGCGACCACTTCAGGTCTGGTGGAATGGCCGGTGGGGCAGGATGTCCAGCCGCCGGATCTACGTCATGGACAGGCCGGACGGGTATGAGGTGGAGGCAACCGGGGGCCGCGCCGGCCGGAGGGTGTGGGACGTGCCCAACCTGGCGGACGGCGTGCCCGACACGGAGCGGGTCGACGCCCTCCTACGGGACCTGATGTCCCCGGAGGACGCCGACCCCAACGACGGCTGGTGCAACATCACCGACGCCTACCGGAACAGGCTCAGCTCACCACCGGAGGCGGAGTGACGGCGAGCGACTGAAGCTGCTCCACCTGCACTCTGGCCACGCGGAGCTCGCTCTCCCTGGCAGCCAGCAACTCCCTCGCCATCTGGAGCTCGGCGTGGGCCCGTGCGAGATCCGTGTGGGCCTGCGCCAGCTCGGCGCGCAGGCTCCGGGCCTGCGCCAGGAGTTCCTGCTCCCGCTGCTCCAGCGTCGCCACCCGGATCCGTAGCGCGGTGACCTCGTTTTCCAGCGCGATCAAGCGCTCAGCCATGTGTTTGCGCTCCTCGGACATCATGGCAACCACCTGCTGTGCAGCGTTGGTAACCACGTCGGCGGCCTGCGCCTCAGTGAGTTCCACTGAGGCATTCGATTCCGCCTTGCGGCGACGTCCGAGGAGCGCGGAGAACCCAACCCCGGCAACGGTGATGACTGCCACCGTGACCTCGGTTGGCACGGGGATCATCCGGCCAGCCGGCGGGCGAGGTCGTCCCCCTCCGCTTTGGTGATGGCGGCCAGCACCGCCGAGTCGGTGAGCGCCGCCTTGAGAGCAGCCACCAGGTCAGCCTGGCTGACCCCGGGTACCCCGGACGCGGCCGGCTGTACGGCCGGCAGCGCGCCGGCCCAGGTCCCCCAGCCGGACCGCACGTACCGGGGGTAGACGCCGCCGCCCAGCTTGGGCAGGTCGACCCACTCGAACTTGCCCGGCTGGTTGATCAGGTTCCGAACGGTGTCCCCGGTGAGGAGATCCGGGTAGGTCGGGCCGAAGCCGGACGCCTTGCCGTACGCGATGATCTGCGCGTCGGCCAGGCTGACCGGCCGGCTGACCAGCCCGTTGCACAGGTAGTAGTTGTTCTTGTCGTCAACGGCGAGGAACATGGCGGCCTCCTTGGAGTCGTCAGTGAGAGCGGCGAGGTGGCCGCTGGCGAGTAGCGCGTAGAGCTGCGTCCGGGTACCCCGGAATGCGGAGATGTCGCTCGTGCTCAGCCCGGCGATCGTGGCTGAGCTGGCGAACTGCCAGAACGCCGGCATCTGTCCGGAGTAGGAGACCCACCCGGGGCCGTTGTCCCCCGGGTACAGGTCCCGCCAGTAGGCCAGGCGAGACGACGGGTAGTTCGCATTCCAGATTGCGTACGGCCAGCCGCGCAGGCTGTCCCCGTACTGGGTCTTGGAGGCGTAGACCACGACTTTCTTGCCGGTACGGGCGAGCTCGTCGGCGTACTCCCGGCCGTCCTGCGGAGACACCGAGTCGTACGGCCACCGCTCCAGGTCAACCTGCCACCACCAGCCCGGCATGTCCCGCCACCAGGGGGCGATGCGGTCGCACTGCGAGATGAGGACCCTGGCCTGCGCCGCGCCGTCCCCGGACCGGACCACGCCGTACGCGCCGATCAGGTCGAAGCCGACCTGCCGCCAGGAGGCGAACGCCAGCGCCGCCTCCTCGTCGTAGCCGCCCATGCCTTCCGTGACCTTGTGGCTGACGGCCGCCAGCCCTTCCGCCTTCATTCGTGCCGCCACGGTCGGCGTGATGTAGTCGTCGTAGTGGCTGAAGTCCCCGAGGAACTCGGTCATCGCTCCCTCACTTCCCCGTGGCAGCGCGCCATGCCGCCGGGGAGGCGGTGTCGGCAGGCTGCGACGTGATGGTCTGGGTGGCGACGTTGCTGACCGTGGGCCAGTACACCGCCCGATGGATGGCTTGCCGGATCTGCCAGTCACCCTTGGGCCCGGTCTCGTCAAACCACGAGAACAGGGCGTATCCGTGCGCCACCGCGTAGGCGTACGAGGTGGTAATCCAGTTGGGTCGGCGCGTGGAGTCAGCGAAGTCCGGCGCACAGCCGACCTCAGTCCATCCCTTCTGGACACCCTTCGCGTCCGCCCAGGCGGTGAACGCATCCATGAGGACCGGGGCGTTCTTCCACGTCGTGCTGTCATGGCGGGCGGACGGCAGGTTGTATTGATCGACGGCGTATCCCTCGACGCCCGGCACCCAGTAGTCCTCGGGGTCGCGGCCGGACACCGGATCCCAGGTGTAGCCCATGAGGATCGGCCAGACTTTGACCTTGGGGTTGCCGATGGTGGCCACGAGGCTGACCAGGTGTGCGACGCCGGCCCGCCAGGTGGAGGCGAGCATGGAGCCGGACTCAACGTTGTCCTCCGGCTCGTGGTACGGGCAGATCTTCAGCCACTGCCCGGTGTAGCCGCCGAGGAGCGTCGTCAACTTCGCGTCGTAGCTGCCAGCAGCCAATGCCGTCATGTCGAACTTGATCGACAGCACGCAACCTCGGCTCGCCCAGTCACTCGTCTCGCCCGGCACAGGCCAGGTGGTGCCGAGGGCAGCCACAGAGGACTGACTCGGGTTGAGGTAGACACGGAGGAAGTCGACCGCCCCGCAGGCGGAGACCCATGCGTCGTAGGACTGCTGGAGGGTGTGGCCCGATGCCGGGTACGGAGCGACGGCCGCGCCCACCTTCAGCACGGGAGTGTCCGGCCGGGAACCGATGGGGTACGTGATGAAGTCGAACCAGACCGTAGAGGCCGTGATGCCGGACCCTACGGAGATCAGGCCGCCCGACGTGATCGTGACCGCGCCGGAGCCGCCGGACCAGCGGATGCCGCCGGTCAGCGAACCGGATGGGCAGTGCGCGGCAGCGATGGTGCCGAGGGTGGTGCCGGACGTAGCGGTTCCCACGAGCGTTCCCCGGATCCGGACCGTGGCCCCGTCCGCCTCCAGGCGGGTCGAGCAGTGCACGGTGCCGTGAGCCATGCCGGTACCGGGGGTCACGTCGATCCAGGGACCGGGTACCGGCTGCGCCGTACCGCCTCCGGAGCTGGATGGGGCCGGTACCGACAGCCATTTCTGGAGGAGCTCATTCCAGGTCGGCACGTCGCCGTCCGCCCGGGTAGCCGGATCTCCCAGCGCCGAGTCGGTGAGGTCGCCGCTGCCGATGTTGTGCGGGTTGACGGCCGTGGTGTGTCCGGTCAGGGCGGTAGCGCCGACAGCAACGCCGGCCACCGCTGAGGCCACCGCGTCCGCCAGGGCCACCGAGAGGACCAGTACGCGCGGGCCACCGGCCGCCGACGCCCACATGGCGAGCACCCCGGGAGGTCCGTACACGGAGAGGATCGCGCCGGCCGTGATGCCGCCGGAGCCGGTGCTTGTCGTGGTGCCGGTGACGGCGGTCAGGCCGTCCGGATCCGAGCTGAGGTCGGTGTACTGGGTACCGCCGACCTGTGCGTTCCAGAACGTGACAGCCACCCCGGGCTGAAGCACCATCGTGGAGCCGCTGCCTGCCGTCACCGCGTAGTCGGCCGCCCCGCCGCCGAACAGATACCGCACAGCCATGTCCAGCCCCCCCGTCAGCCGACCGGCCAGGACACCGAGTGCAGAGCAACCCCGGTGCCGGTCGGAATGTCGATCCAGAAGTCGTTGAGGACCACGGAGCCGTCCACGTCGATGTAGCCGTGGCCGAGGTTGCCGTGCGTGAGGTACATGAGGATCTGCACCTGCTCCGTAGGCAGGTACGGGGTGGGGATGTTGGCGAGGGTGGAGATCCCTGTCGCCGTCACCAGCCCTCCGGTGCGGTTCACCGAGAGCTGGAGGCTGGCGACGCCGTTGACGGCGCGAATCTTGGACTGGATCACGGACCAGCCGCCCGCTGCTGACACGGGGAGCCAGCCGGAGTCGGATCGGATGATGAGCCACGTCGACCCGTTGGACACCAGGAGCCGCTGGGTGTCCGTCTCGTAGATGATCAGACCGGCGGCGTGCGCCGGCCGGGAATCCCTCTTGCACACCACGGCGGGCGGGGCCACGTACTGCGCGAACCAGGTCACGTCGGAGGCGGCGATGGTGGCCGCGCCGGGGGCCACGTTGACCTGTGCGAGCGGCAGCTCCCACACTCCGGTGTCTCCGAGGTCCTGCACCGGGGCGGGGAGGGAGGAGCCGCCGGTTACGACGGCGACGCGCACGTTCCAGGTGGAGCGGGTCAGCCGCAGCACCACGAGGTCCTTGCGGACGGATCCGCCGCCGTTGGCCGCGACCGTGAACGAGGTGTCGGAGGTGCCCGAGTACCAGGTGAAGCCGCGTACCCGACCCCAGTTGCCGAGGCGGGACTTCACCGCCCGGGCACTGTTGTCGGCGTAGATGACCGGGGTGTCGCCGGGCGTCCCGTAGATGGCGCTCGGCGTGTTGAACATGGCGTGAAGCTCGTACTCCCGGTCAGACATGCTGCCGGAGCTATGAGTGGGGGACGGCCAGGAGTCCTCGGCCACGGTCATCTCCTCTCGAACAGGCTGGTGCGCCGGATGAGGCGGCGGAGTTCCCGCACGTAGGCGGGGTCGCTGCTGGAGCCGGTGCCGATCTGGACAGACACGAGTTCGCCGTCCTCCGGGGTGGCAGTGAGGGTCACGGAGGTCACCACGTCGACCACGGCGAGGCCGGGCCAGAGGTCCACGGACACGAGGTCGCCCAGCGTGAAGTCGATTCCGTACCGCTGGTCGGGGGTGTCGATGGCGACCACGGACAGCCCGGCCTGCTCGGCGGCCTCCGCCAGGGCCTGGTCGCCGGCCTGGTCCATCTCGGCATTGGTGCCGGACGAGTTGACGAACGGGGCTTCCATGCGCGGCCAGCCGGCGGCCAGTGCGGCGGAGCTGGGCCGTTCCCGGATGGTCCGGGACGCTCCGTCTCCGTCTCCGCCGACGATGGCCACCGTGGCGGAAGGTGCCTGCGGCCGGTACTGAATCGCCAGCAGGTTGTTCCGCTGCCGGGAGAACCGGATCCGGCGTGACCTGTCTGCCGGCGCAGACACCTCGAAAAGGATCTGCTTCCCAACCTGTCGGGTCCGGTAGTTCAGTCCCCCGGCGGCCAGTGCGACTGCGCGCAGGTCGTCGCCCATCTGGCCGAATCGGGAGGAGAAGTCGATGGCGGAGCCGACTCCGGCGGAGGTCCCCAGGGCCAGCTTGGGAATGCGCCGGGCGGTGAGCGCACCCGGGCCGGCGTTCTCATTGACCAGGGCGCGGAGGATGGTCTCCCCGTTGGTCGCGGTCCAGGACCGCTTGGCCGTGACCTGTGCCGTAGCCGCCAGGGCGGCGTTCGGGTACGTGTTCCGGGCGCAGATCAGGGCCAGGTCGTCGGTCCACCGCACGGTGGACTCCCCCGGGCCGGCGGCGGAGGAGTCATCGGCGGACCAGTCGTACTCGTCCGGGTACTCGATCGGTCCCGCGCACCACACCTCGCCGCTCCGGAGAAGCAGGATGCGGTTTCCCGGTCCGGCGATCCGCTCGTGGAGCGCGCCGGAGGCTGGGCTGGTCAGGGAGTATGCGCCGGGGGCGTTGCGGTCCTGCCTGCCCTCGATGGCGGTCCAGGGGATCGGATCTCCCAGGACGTTGAGGTCCTTGTCCGTGACCAGGGCGGTGAGTGCCACGGCGCTCACCCCCCTCAGTGGTCAGGCGGTGCCGTAGCAGATCGGCAGCTCGTAAGCGATGGAGGTGCCGGCCCCCGAGCCGGAGACCGTGAATGTCACGGAGCTCTCCCCAGGGGGGAGTCCCCACGGTTGGGCGGCCGGCCAGTTGAGTGCCTCGGTCCAGACCTCGCCGGCCGGGCCGCGCACCTGCAACGGCTTTGTGCTGACGGTGACGATCTCGCCGGCCAGGAGGGGGCCGTGGTCAACGCCGTCCGCGTCCGGGTCGAGGGTCCAGGACTCACCGGTGGAGTTGAGGGTGGCGGTCACTCCGGACGCCGGGCCGGTAATCGTCCAGGTCCCCCACGCGGTGTCCTCGCCCGGGTTGACGATCGTGGTGTCCCCGAGCGTCTGCGACGAGGTGATCGTGGGGTACGGAGCCAGGAACGGCACCGGGGCGGCGGTGTAGCGCCGCTCGATGACGAGGGTCTCCAGCGCCTTCCACCACGGGTCGAGACAGACGAGCTGGACGATCGCGTCGTCCTCCCAGGTGCCGCCGCCGGGAGTGCCATCGAACCCGCTGCTGTAGTGGGCGTCGATCCAGCGGGCGGACCCGTCCGGCCGGACCACGGTGAGCCGGCCAGGTCCCCGGAGTCGGGTCTGGGTGAACGCCCACTGCAACTGCCGCCAGCGGGCCAAGAACTCCATGTGACTGGAGCCGATGACCCGTATCGGCCAGGTCATGTACCGGGGCTGCGGCTGCTGGTGCCGCATCGACGCCCCGCCCGTGGGCAGGGCGTCGAGAGTGGTGGACAGCGGTACCGCTCCCCAGGCCACGGCGGCGTCGATTGCCCACCATCCCCGGCTGCTATCGGTGAGCGGCCAGGTGGTCCCGTCCGGCGCAGTCCACGTCACCGTGGGCGCGCCGAACAGAGCCTCCGCCGTTGGGGGTGTTGGAGGGATCGGCTCCAGTACCTCAACGACTTCGCCGTCCCCTGTGAAGATGGGCACCCGGACCTACCTCCGTCCCCTGTTCACTCGCCAGCGACCACCACAGCGGCCGGGCCGGGCGGTTCCGCCGGGGGTCAGCCCTGACGGCCCACCCGAGAGCGCGCCTCGTTGGCCTGCTGAATCGCGGCCAGTTCCGCCGGAGTGATCCGGGCGTACTTGGCCTGGACCGTGGTCTCGTAGTGGTGGTGCGTCGTGCCCCCTCCGCTACCGCCAGCGCCGCCCCGTGGGACGACGCGGGCCCCGTACCAGTCGGCCGCCGTGCTGAGGATCGACATGGCGCGCCCGTACGGTCCCCGCTTGGGGATGAACGCCTCCCCGCCGGTTGCCGGCTCCGCATAGGCGTACCGGGCCGGGTACTCCGGGGAGTACACGGCGGCGTTGCGGAGCGCGCCCTCGGCGGCATGGGTGTACGCGCCGCCCCACCGCTCGAACTTCGTCCCGGGGTGGACCGTCTTGCGGCTTTGCCCGGTCGCGGTGTTGGTGATGATCGTGGTCGTCACGACTCGCCCGTTGAGCGCGTTGAACGACCGGGTGATCTTGTCGACCCGTTCCACCGCAGCATCCAGGCCCGGTACGTCGATCCGGGTAGTGACGGACGGCGGCATCTTGGCGTAGTCCCCGATCAGGGTGTTGATCTGGGCGTCGTTGAGGCCGAGGTTGTGCAGCACGGTCCGCAGCGTGTTGATCTGGTTGTTGTACGCCGCATTGGCCGCGTCGATGGAGTGGGTCTGTTCGTACACCGCCTGTGCGGCCTTGGCCGCTGCCTCGGCCGCCTCCCCCACAGCGACCCGGTTGGCGAGGGCGGCGGAGGAGTTCCCCGTGATGGCGTTGTGGTTCTCCTTGAAGCTGTCCTTGACGTTCTGGATCGCGTCGTTGGCGGCCAGCATCGCCTTGTCGGTGGACAGCATCGCCCCGTTGAGCTCATTCCACACATCAGTCAGGGTCTGACCCTTGCTGATTGCCTCGTCCAGGCTGCCCGCCATGAGGCGCGCCTTGCCGGCCGCGTCCGCGAACCCCTTGGCAATGCCGGTGTTTGCGGAGGCCACCTCGCCGGCCGCCTTGTTGTACTCGCCGTACAGGCTGTTGATCTGTTCCATCGTGTAGCCCTGCTTGAGCAGGGCATCCCTGATCTCCCCGAACAGCAAGGCGGCCTGCGCCGCATTACCGTTCCGGGCCATGTCACCCAGGCTCTTGTCCAGGTCCTTCTGGTCATTGTTGACCTGGGTGTACTCCTTCTTGAGGTCCCGCGCGGCGTCCGCGTTGCGAGTCGCCTTGGCGAAGAAGTAATCCATGTTGATCTTTGCGAAATGCTCACTGAACGTAGTTGCGTTGGTGCCGAGGACCTTCAGCGCCTCGCCGGTCAGCCGGCCGGTGTTGGCGAACTGGACGAGCGTGGTTGTCAGGCCGTTCAGGTTCCGAGCTACCGGCTTGGAGTCCTTGTTCAGCCAGTCCATGAACGCCCTGATGCCCTCGACGGCCAGGATGGAGCCGGCCACGGTGACGCCCGCGATGCCGGCCCACTTGCCGACGCTGGCGAGCGCCCCGGCTGCCTTTTCGCCCGTGGGCCCCATCTCGGTCAGGGTCTCCAGGAAGTCCTTGCCGGCGTTCCGCGCCTTGACGAATCCGGCGGTCGCCAAAAGTCCAGCACCACCGATGCCGGTCATGTAGGTGGCTGTGGTCTGGAGCCAGGGCGGCAGCCCGGCGAAGATGTCAACGCCCTTGTCCGCAGTCTGTACGAGGGCGCGGAGGCCGGTGTTGGCACCGCCGGTACCGATGACCAGGGTTTCCAGGCCGCCCTTGAGCTTCTCTACGTCGCCGGCCAGGTTGTCCATCTTCTTCGCGGCGGTCTCGTTGGCCGCGCCGCTGTCGTTCACGGAGTCGATGTACTCCTGTAGCCCTTTCGCACCCAGGCTGTAGAGGACCGTGGCTGCCCGGGTGGCGTCGGAGCCGAAGATCTGCGACATGGCCGCGTCTCGCTCCGCCTGAGACAGTCCGCCCAGCTTGGCCTGGAGCTGGTCCGCAAACTTCGTGACACCGATGAAGCGTCCCTGCTGGTCGTACAGGGTGATGCCGAGCTCCTGCATCAGCTTCTTCGTCTTCTCGGACGGCGACTGCAACGCCTGGAACATGGCCTTCAGGCTGGTGCCGGCGTCGGAGCCGACCAGCGCGCGGTCCGCGAAGGCAGACAGCACGCCCACGGTGTCCTCCAGGGAGAGGCCGACCTGGTGCGCAACCAGGCCGCCCTGCGCCATCCCGTCCGCGAGCTGCTTCACGTCGGCGGCGGACTTGTTGGCTCCGGCGGCGAGCACGTCCGCAACGTGCCCAACCGCGCTACCGCCGAGCTCGAAGATATTCATCGCCCTGGCTGCGTAGGTGGCGGCGTCCCCGAGCTCCAGGGTGCCGGCGGCAGCAAGGGACAGGGTGCCGGTGAGCGCCCCGCCGAGGATGTCCCGCGTGGAGACGCCAGCCTTGGCGAGCTCCTCCTCCGCCTGCGCGGCCTCGGAGGCGGAGAAAGCGGTGTCCCGGCCGGCCCGGATTGCTGCATCTCGCAGGTCATCCAAGCTGGCGGCGGCCTGCTGCACGGACTGGCCAGTGGTGTCCAATACCGCGTCGACATGGGACATCTGCTGGTTGAAGCCGGAGGTGACGAAGGCGGCTCCGCCGAATGCGGCAAGGAGGCCGGTGCCGAGGCCGGCCACCCCGCCGATCATCCGGTTGAACTTGGCCTCATGGGTGGAGGCCAGGCGGTCCAGCTCTGCGCCGAAGCCCTTGGCGGCTTTCTGCCCTTGCTCCAGCGGAGCGCTGACCTTCCGCGCGCCCTTCGCCACGGTGTCCAGGCCGGTCCCGGCCTTGGTTGCGCTGACTTGTAGTGAACTGCCGGACGCGGAGAGGAGGTCCATCTCGTGCCGGAGAGCCATCGTCTTGGCCGTGGCCGAGTCGGCGTCCTTGAGGTACGCGGCGAACTCGCTGCGCAGCTTCACGGTCACGGTGCGGGCAACGTTCCCCGACATGACTCACCCCCCCGGCGTGCTCCGGCGGGGGACGTACCGCACCCGCCACCTGAGGGCGTGCATCCGCTTCGCCCCGGACTTCTCGTGCTGCTCGGCGGCGGCACCGAGCACGTCGCAGGCGTGGCACCGCACCTTGGCGGTGACCCGGTACCGGCCTTCGCGCTCCGGGGCTGTGGTCTCCGTCAGGTTCCCGCCGCAGCCCTCGCACCGGGAGTCCTCGTAGACCTGAAGCGCGAGCATGTAGGCGCGCTGCTGCTCGGTCCATTCCGTCTCGCGCGTGGTGACGGAGCGGATCACGCGCCCCCGGTCGTCGTACTCGTGCTCGGTGACCGTGGTGGGCTCCCAGCCCTCCAGCCGGGCAACGGATACGCCCAGCGTGCGGGCGGTCCGGATCAGCGCGCGGAGGTCCCCAGAACTCTCGACGCGGCTGACGAGAAAGGGACGGAGACGGCCGCCTTGTTCAGTCGCCAGGCGGCTTTCACGAGGTCATCGAACTGGGCGTCCGCGATGCCGGTCTCCGGATCGAGCATGGCTGCCCAGTCCTCGTCATCGATCTCCGGGGAGACGATTGACTTCCGGACGACGGCGAGGTTGAACGCATCGAGGTCGACGCCGGCTTTCACGTCCTCCTCGTTCTCGTCGTTCGGCGGGAACTGCGCCACCAGGGCGTTCCAGCCGTGGTCTCCCGGCGGGAGGGCGCGGAGCCGGAACACCTCGACGCTGCTCTCCATCTCGGCGCGGAGGGCCTCGATCCGTTCCGCGATGGCGCGCTTGTCCGCGCCGGAGGAGAGCCGGTCGTCGGGTTGGGTGCCGGCCCTGACCAGCTCGATGTCGAGCTCCTGGATCTCGGCGTAGAGGTCACCGCGCAGGTAGACGGGGACGCTGAACTCGGCGCGGCGGTTGTTCTTGAGGCGGTCCTTGAGGCGGCCCGGCTTGGCGGCCTTGGCGCGCGGGGTACGGGTGGTCATAGCTGGCCCTTCGCTGGCTGGCCCGGGACATGGTGAGGGGCGGCGCGCCGGGCCAGGTGGCGCGCCGCCCCGGTAAGGGGTGGTCGGGCAGGCGGTCGTTACGCGGCGACTGTGGCATCCTGGGCCACGGCGGAGCGGACGAAGATCTCCTGCTCGATCTTGAGGGTGGCGTTGTCCTCCTTGGGCAGCTTCACCTGGTAGCCGCACTCGGCCGGCCACACGTCCACCTTGTCGGCGGCGGCCATGGCGACCTCGTACGCCTTGCCCCAGCGGGCCACGACGTAGCCCTGGGTCAGGTGCCGCAGGGTCGTGAATGCCTTGTTGTCGGTCGCCCCAACAGCGGCCTGCTGCCGGTACACGTACCGGAGACTCAGCGAGTTCGTGTAGCGGCCAGCCCTTTTGAAGGTCTGCCGGGAGCCGAGGCGCTCATCCGTGGTGGCCTGCTGGTCCGTGGTCGGGTTGAAGCCGTCGTTGGTCAGGTAGTCGGTCAGGTCGACTACGCCAACGGCGGTCACCTCTGCGGTGGTCGGGTTGGTGGGGTCGGCCAGGGCCGGCACCCACAGAACCTTGACGTTGCCGTCGCCGTAGTCGGCTGCGGGCGCAGTGGTCATGGTGGGGTCACTCTCCTGTCGGGGGATTGCCGGCGGGGCCGGTCAGGCGGGGGTCAGGCGGACTTGGCTGTGGCCTTGCGGATGGCCTCGGCCGGGGTGGCGTTCGGTACCGCCGGGCGCGGAACCGCTCCGGGCCCGGAGAGGCGCGGGACGCCGGGGACCTCCACGAGTCCGTCCGGCAGGGGGAAGGACTCCAGGGGAACGTCGTACTCGTGGCCGAGTGCGGTATCGCGGACCCAGACCCAGGTGGTGGACACGGTGACTCCTTTCGCCGGGCAGCGGCCCGGGTGGCGGGCCGGCGCAGCGGTCAGGAGCCGGCCGGCATGGAGGCGAAACTGAGGGTGATCCACCCGAACCGGGTGGGCTGGCCGTCCGGCGTGCGGACGGACGGGTCGGTGCGCGGCGGCCCCGAGGCGGCGACCTGCTGGACGCGGGTACAGGTCCGGCCGGGGATCGGGAGCGCCCTGCCGACGACGGAGGCGGCCACCCGGTCCAGGGCGGCCAGGACCTCATCCGTGGTCTGGCCTACGGCCGTTACCTGGATCATGGTCGTGGCGGTATGGGCGGTACCGTGGAGGTTGATTCCGGCAAGGCCGGCCGGCGGCGTCCACACCACGAGGTAGGGGAACCGGAGCTCCGAGTCGGGCCCGGTCACATCTCCCTGGAAAGTCTGGTAGTCCAGGGGGACGAGCGCGGCGGCAAGCGCGGTGGCGTGGGCGCGGGTCACGTCCATCTACGCACCGCCGATCGGGTTGGCGACGGCGCGGAGGGCGGCCGTGAATCCGGGCTCCACCTGATCGGCGGCCGGCCCCATGAACGGGCGCGGGGCCATCTTGGCGGTGCCGAACTCCAGCTCCGGGGAGTAGTCCGTCTCCGGCCCGAGAATGACCTCGACTGCCTCCAGGCTCTCCTCCTCCACGTCCATGCCGATGGAGTTTTTCGTGGCTCCGGTGTCCACGGGGACGATCGTCTGGGCGTGAGCCACCCCGTCCATTCCGGACTTGCGGGTGATGAGCGACACCTGTCCGGGGAGGGTTTCGGAGTGGTGCTGCATGGCGGAGATCAGCTCGTTCATGCCGGTGTAGGACATCCGGCACCCCCTCTCACCTGTTGACGGGCGGGGTGCTGGTGCAGGTGAGGGTCCAGGTCCAGGCCAGGGAGGACCGGGCCATCGACATCACCCAGAGGCGCGCGCCGACCAGCTCCGGATGCGCCGGATGGGCGGTGACCGTGAGGAGGTCTCCCACGGCGGGGTCCAGTTCGGAGCCGAACAGGACCAGACCCACCGAGTAGCGGGAGCTGGTCACGTCCCGCCCGCCGACCTCCTCGGAGGCGGCCTCCCGGTCGGCCGGCTGGATGACAGCCGGCCCGGAGTACAGGAGCGTCGGGGCCGGCAGTTCCGTCCGGCCCGTGACCTCGTTGAAGATGCCGGCGGCGGCGGAGCGTGGTCGGTGCAGGGTGGCGGTCGCGGTCATCACACCCTGCGCGGTGGCGGCGTGGTACAGCTCCCAGCCTGGCGGGATCGGCCCGCTACCCGGCCGCTGCGGGTACCCGGGGCGCGGCACCGGTCACCACCCGCCGAAGTAGCCGCAGTCGCGGCGGCCGGGGTACTCGATCACGTCCATGGCAAACGGGTCGCCGTCCGCGTCGTACCTGTCGGCCTGCTCCCGGAGGGCGCGTGCACGGGCCCGGAGCTCGGCGGCGACCGCCGGCCCGTTCGTGGACACGTCCATGGTGCGGACCTGCTTGGACACGAGGGCCTCGTTGGAGGCGATGGTGTCGAGGGCCTGCGCGGCAGCCAGCCGGACGTTCCCTCCCTCCAGGGCGAGGAAAGCGGAGATCTCCGCGTCGGTGAACGTCGGACTGGCGGTGTCCACGTCGGAGATCAGGAGCCGGACCCGGCCGAGGTCTGTCGTCGGGTCGGTGGTGATGAGCGCCCCGGCGACCAGATGCGGCAGGACAACGAACGTTCCCTCAACGGCGTCCCCGACCGTGCCCGTGGCCTCGGCCCGGTAGGCGTGGAGGCCGGGGAGGGTCGGGGCGTAGGCCAGCCGGTACGGGATCCCCGGGGCCACGTCCATCGGCGCGGTGCTGCCGTCCGGGAGGGTGACAGTGCCGGTCACGGTCGCGGTGTCGACCGGCGTCCCCTCGATATCCACGAGCGGCCACTCCACGACCGCCGTGCGCCCGATCCAGTACGTCGTCACCTCAGTACCTCCCCGTTCCGGTCGGCCAGGCTGGCGGTGCTGCGCGGGGCCAGTCGCGGCCCGGGGCGGGAGACGGCGGCAGGGTTGCCGCGCCCCGCCGGGAGAGGAGACCCTGCTGGTACCACCCGTGCTCGAGCACTGAGCTGTCCGGCGGCGTGGACCTGTGACAGCGCGACGAGTACCGGCACCGACGCCACGGCCAGGGTGAGGCTGCTGGCGGCTGCGCCGGCCGCGCCCCGGATGACCGTGCCACCAGCCCCGGCGGTGACTCCGGCGGTGAGGGCGGCGTCGGCCGGCCGGACCGGCGTGGAGCCAGCGGTCAGCGCGGTGCCGGCGGCCAGGGTGCTGCCCGTGATGGCGACCCGACCGGCCGCGCCAGTGAGGGCGTGTCCAGCGGCGAGGTCCGCCGCGCTGACCACTATGCGGCGACCGGCCGCGTCCAGGAGACCGGACGCGGCGAGCCCCGAACCGGCTGGAGCCACCCGGCCGCCGGCCGCCGCGAGGGTGCCGGCGGCGAGGAGCCCGGCCGCGCCCCCCACCACTACCCCGGTGCTGGCGGCGGCAAGGAGCCCGGAAGTGGCCAGGGCGGAGCCGGAGGTGACGAGGCGGAGCCCGGTACCGGCCAGGGCTCCGCCGGCCAGGAGTTCGGCATCGGCATCGGCCACGCCGGCGCGGGGGATGCTGGCCGAGGCCAGGAGGTGCCCGGCCGTATCCAGTGTCGCCGTGGCGACAAACAGGTGTGTGCCGGAGCAGTCCAGGGTGGCGGCGGCGGCGAGGGCGGCGTCGGCCACCTTGACGGCCACGGCCGCACCGGACAGGGCGGCGGCGGCGGACAGGGCGGCGGTGCTGCCGGAGAGTACCCGCGTAGCCGCCCCGTTCAGTGTCCCCAGCGCGTCCAGGGCGGATGAAGCCTGCCCGACCGGGGTTCCGGTAGGGGTGAGGGTTGCGGCAGCGTCCAGGGCCACCGTGGGGGCGGCGACCCGGAGCGCTGTGGCGCTGCTGGTTCCGGAAGCGGCCAGGGCGGAGCCGGTCACGGCAACAGGGAGCGCGGCGGAGGAGAGGGAGCCGGCGGCCGTCAGGGCGGACCCGGCCGGGTGGACCGGCGTACCGGCGGCGGAGGCCGTGCCTCCGGCGGCCAGTGCGGCGGAGGCGGCACGTACCGCAGCGCTGGCGGCGGAGAGCGTACCGGCGGCGATCTGCGCCGACGCCGCAACCGCAACGCCGGTGCCGGTACCGGACAGGGCGGCAGCGGCCGTCAGGCTGGACACGGCCACCTTGACCGGCGTGCTGGCGGCGGAGAGGGCCTGTGCGGCGGCCAGCGCGGCGGCGGCTTTCGCCACCCCGGTACCGGCGGCGGCGAGGGAGGCGGCGGAGGACAGGGCGGACGCGGCCACGGCGACCGGCAGGCCGGCAGCGGCCGTGGTCCCGGCGGCGGTGAGCGCCGAGGTCGGGAACTGGACCAGGCTGCCTGTGGTCGTGAGGGTCTCGTCGGCGGTCAGGGCGGACGCCCCGATGGCGACCTCCGTACCGGGCCCGTCCACTCCTCCGGCGGCGACGAGGGCCACGCTTGCAGCGGCAACCGCGACCGGCCCCGGGTACCCGGTGTCGGTGACCACGAAGTCGTCCATCCACCAGGTCGGCACGGAGGCGAGGGCGGCGATCTGGCCGAACTGGATGCCGCCGATCTGCGTGGTGCCGAAGTTGCCGGAGGCCACCGTGACGGTCTCCGTGGGCGTGCTCGCGGAGTCCATCGTGGACCAGAGCTTCATCTCGGCGGTGCCGGTGGTTCCGATGGTGCAGAAACCCTCCAGCCGGTACCAGCTTGACACCGCAAACGCCGTGGTGCTGTTGCCGACCGGGTTGTTGTCGGCCTGCCGGATCTGGAGGATGCGGCCGGTGGTCCACGCCCATCGCATGATCTGGAGGCCGGCCGAGGTAACCAGCCGGCCCCCTGAGAACGCCGTGGAGAAGCTGGCGGGGGTACGCACGTAGACCCGGAAGTAGACCGTATTGAGGACGGAGAACGTCCACGCCACGAACGCCTGCACGGCGCTGGCCCCGGTGGCCACCTTGATGGAGACGGTGCCGTGGGCGGACTGTGCGGAGTCGGACGCCAGGGTTGCGCCGGAGCCGGCCTGCACGTCGTTGAAGGCGTCGAAGCTGGCTCCGCCCGAGTTGCCGATGGATACGGGGGTGCCGGAGGAGATCCCCTCGACGGTGTTGGTCAGCCTCATCCGGTCCCCCTCTCCTGCCCGGTGCGGATCAGGTCATGGAGGCGGTGAGGGCTCCGATGGCGATTTCGAGGGAGTCGCCGGCCGCGACCGTCTTGGAGGCGGACAGCGCGCCGAAGGCGATGCGGCGCGGAGTGCCGGCCGAGTCGTACAGCTCGATGCCGACGACAGTGCAGGCGGGCAGGTTGTTCCACCGCAGGAGGCCGGTGTTCGCGGTGGCGGCGGCCGAGGCGGAGGAGAACGTGACCGACTGGCGGGCGTACGAGCCGCCCGTGACCTCGGTACCGGCGGCGGTGGAGCTGCCGGCCACGGTCATCAGGGCCACCTTGACCGGCCCGGTGGGGGCGGTGTAGGCGGCGGTACCGAGTGTGGCGTCCAGGAGGCGGTTGGCCTCGGTCTGCACGGTGGACATGGGGTGCCTCCCGGGGAGTTGGCGGGTGTCGGGGGATGGTGGTGCGGCCGGGCGGGGCGCGCGGAGAAGTTGCGCCCCGCCCGGTCTCGGTTACTGGCCGGCCCGCTTGTCGGGGGTAGCGGCCCGCTTCGCCCGCTGAGGGGCCCTGCGGGGCTGGGTCGGCCGGGCCGGCTCCGTGATGTCCACGGAGACAGGTCCGGTCGGCTCCGCCGTGTCCGGGGTTGTGGGGGCCGGGAGCCGCTCATGCAGCACATCCAGGAGGTCATCCAGTTGGTCAGCGAGGAGGCCGAGCATCTGGTCCGTGGAGGTGATGGCGTGGGGGCGGTCCCGGCGGGTCCGGCTCACTGACCCGGCGACGCCACGGCGGACTTGGAGTCCATCAGCGTGCCGCCCAGGACGTGCCGGAGCTTCCACTCCGAGCTGTCGGTGTCGAAGTCCCCGTCCTCGGGGGTGATCAGCCCGCCGCCGACGCGGACCGCGTTCGGGCTCTTCTGGAAGAGCTCCGGGGTCTCGTGGCCGATCAGGAAACCGACCTCCAGGGCCGGGCGGCCCGTGGACGGGTTGGCGAACAGGTACCAGGCGGTGTTGCCCACGGTGCCGGTCGTGGTGATGATCGGCAGCCACGGGTTCACGACCACGCGGACCTTGTTGCGCATCCAGTTCTGGGCGCGCACCTGGTCCCCGCCGGTACCGACACCGCCGCCGGCCGCCGCGAGGATCTCGGTGGCGTTGACGATGTTCAGGGCCACGACTTCCAGGGCCGGCGGAACCATCAGGGTCACGCCGTCCACGTAGATCGGCGCGCCCTCCGTGTCCACCTGCGAGCCGAGCAGGGTGTACGCGGCCTGGAGGCTGGAGACGGACAGGGCCGAGCCGGCCCCGGCGGTCACCAGGTTCTTGTTCCCGGAGGAGAAGAACGTGGCGTTCGGGCCGGTGCTGGCCGCGAAAAGGGCGGTGGCGAAACGCTCCTCGGTGCGCCGCGCCGCGTTGCCCAGCCGCGACGGGATGTCCCGGAAAGCATCCAGGTCGTCGTTGATCAGGGCTTCCCAGGACAGCGCGACGCGCCGGCCGTACTTCTTCACCGCGTAGCTGTACTCGCCATCGGTGAGGGCGGCGGCCGGGTACTCGGCCTGCTGCTTCACCTCGGAGAGGACCGCCTCGCCGCCGTCCAGGGTGAACCGCTTGACGGTGCGGAAGTCCCGGACCCGGCCACGGCGGGCCACGGCGTCCCACTGGACGGGGGCCTGCTGGTACTTGGCCAGGATCTGCCGGTCCAGGATGTCCCCGAACAGGTGGCTGAAGTCCGAGGTGGTCATGGCCTCCGCGAAGCGGAGCGCCGCGTAGGCGTCCCCCTCGATGACCCGGGCGTACAGCTCGGCGGCCTCGGTCAGCGCGGTCAGGTACCGGGGGTCGTTGCGCTCCCGGCGGCGGCGGGAGCCGGCCGACAGGTTGACGCCCTCCCCGGCGTAGATGTTGCTGGTGGAGGCGTTGCCGGACGGGCCGGCCACGTACGAGGCGACCTCTCCGAACGCGCGCTCAAGGGTTGCAGTGCTCACGGGGTGGCCTCCTAGTAGCCGAGGGTGACGGGGATGGTGGCGGTCTGGCCGCTGGCGATTGCGCCCCCGGCGTAGCCGAAGCGCACCCCGGCGACCTTCTTGGAGAGGACGGGGGTGTCCCCGGCGACGTAGTACAGGAGGTCACCCTCCGCGACGGCCGCGTTGCCGCCCGCGTCCACGCCCTTGACGGACAGCAGGTACTGCCCCTTGAACGTGCAGGTGGTCAGGCCGCTCACGGTGTCCTTGTCGACCAGGGCCACGCCGGGACGCTGCCCGTACAGGACCGGCGACCCGGAGACCGGCGAGGCCGGCTGGGTCACGGCCACGGCCAGGTTGTCGGCGTTCTCGAATACCTCGTTCTTCGCCATTGGTGGTTACCGTCCCTTCGCAGCGGTGGTGGCGAGCGCCTCGTCCATGCCGATGCGCCCGAAGATGCCGGCCAGCCGCGTTTGCGACTCCTCGGCGGTGGGCTCGCCCGGCCGGCTGCCGCCCAGCCCGGCGACGCGGCCGTGGCCGGCGGCCTCCAGGAGCGACGCCGCGAACGTGGACTCCGCCTCGATGGCGGAGGTGATCGCGGCCGTCAGGGCGGCCGGGTCCACGTCGCCGGACTCGGTGAGCGGGACGCGGCCGGTGATGCGCTCCAGGACGCGCGGCATGATCAGGGGGCGCATGGCCTCCGGCACGTTGCCGGCCTCCGCCATGGCCTGCGCGACCGCCGTCTGCCCGGCCTGGTTGGCGCGCAGGGTGCGGGCCTCCTGGATCGCGGCGTCGCGGGCGGCGATGGCGGCGGCCTCGGCGGCGCGCGCCTCCACGATCTGCGTCGACCGGGCCTCGGCCGCCACCCGGGCGCTGCGCTCGGTGTCGAGCTGCGCCTGGAGGGCGGCCTCGTTCGCGGTCAGGGTGACGGACTCGCTTGCCGTCCCCGCCGCCGGCTGGGTGCCGGTGTTCTGGTCTCCCACGGGAGCCTCCTCGGATCGGGTTGGTGCGACGGCGGCGTTCTCGACTGCCGTCACGGGGGTTGGTGGTGCGGGGGCCGGGGCTGCGAGGGCCTCGGAGCTGGTGGAGACCGGGACGAACGTGGTGCGTTCGAGCACCGCGATGGGGTCGCCGGTCAGGGTCACGTCGGGTACGTCTCCGCCGGACGCGGTGAATCCCTGCTGGAAGGTGCCGTCACCCTTGCCGCTCTGGGAGCTGCGGTCGTACCAGACCAGCCCCTTGTCGGGGTCGTAGTCGCGGACGTACAGGTACGTCTCCTTGCCGCCGTAGGTGGCGGTGAGGGCGCGGCAGAGGGCGCGGCGGGTGTCGTCGGCGGCGGCCTCCTCGGCGGTCGCCGTGGTGCTGTCGACGGGCGGCTCTTCCCAGCGTCCCCGGGTGAACAGTTGGGGGGCCTCGGCGTCCACCTTCGCCGTCCATGCCTGGAGGGCGTCCCCGATGGCGGAGGACAGGGTGATCCGTTCGGCGCGGCTGAGGCGGCCGTCGCCGTACATGCCGTCCGCGAGCTGAGTGAGGGCCAGGTGGAGCTGTGACTCCAGCCAGGTGCCGATGGTGCCGGCCTCCTGCGCGGTGGTCCGCGCCGACTCCAGGAGGGACACGATCGCGCCGCCCGCCCCGGCGCGGGTCACAAAGTCGACGCTGTAGCCCACGTCGATGCTCTCGAAGATGAGTCCCTGCCGGCCCTGCGCCTCCCCGAAGGACGCCGTGCCGGCGGCTCGGATGGAGAGGCCGATCTGTTCGGCCAGGGAGGCGACGAGGCCGGCAGCATGCGGGAAGACGACGATCTCGGCATACAGGCCGTCACCCTCGTAGGCGGGGGTGGTGGCCACGTAGGCGGCGAGGTCCTTCACCGACCGGGCCGGCCGCTCCACCTGCTCCGTCTCCGTGGGATGGTCCAGGAACATCTGGGTACCGACCGGCCACGCCTTGGGTCCATCCCGCTTCAGCACAGAGGCCGGGTAGTAGCCGGAGCTGCCCCACCGGTCGCCCTCGATGAGGCGGGCCCGGTACCGGCGGGGCGCGGTACCGGCGGCCGGCGCGGCGAGCTGTGCGCTCGTGGCCTCCGCCAGGGTGACGCGCTGCGCGGTGGCGGTCGCGGACTCGGCGGCGTACACCTGACCGCGTACCAGGGGGTGCGTGGGGCGGAGCTTGACCCGGTTGGACATGGGGCCTCCTCGGGCCTGGTGCCCCGGGGCGGGCACGACAAATGGCCGGGCTCCCCGGGGCGGGGGTCCGGTACTGGACGGGGATGGTCAGGCGGTGGCGCGCGCCCGGAGGTCACGGAGCGGGCGGACCTGGTAGGAGGGTCGCCAGTCGGCGGCCTCCCGGCGGACGGGGATGTCGTCCCAGCCGATCGCGCCGGAGCGGAGAAGCCCCAGGCGGGCCGGGCCCATGATCGCGGTCTGCTGGTCGAGGGGGAGCCGGTCGAACCAGGCGCGGGCGTCGGGGATGGCGGGGGCGGTCTCCGGTACCCCGTGAATGCCGAGGTCGGCCCAGCTTTTTGTCTTGGGCATCCGGGAGCAGCGGCAGTTGGGGTGGCCGAGGGGGCCGGGGTCGGTCACGGGGTACTCGGTGCCGTTCTTCGCCAGGCAGGCCGGGCAGGTGCGCGGCCCCAGGTTGCACAGCCACACCCAGCCGTCCAGGACATCGGCGTTGGCGGTCTGGCTGTACCGAGAGGCCGTGCGGTAGGCGTCGAGGGTCTCCGTCCGGGCAATCACCAAGGCGCGACTCAGCCCACCCTGGAGGGCTCCCTCGGTACGCGCCACGATCTCCCGGGCGGTAGCCCGTGGGCCCGAGCCTGTCGCCACGCCGGCCACAAGGGACCGCTTCACCTGGTCGAGTACCGGGCCCGGAACCGCGCGGGCCTGCGACACGATCAGCGACTGCGACCGGGCAACCATGGAGTCCAGGGCGGACGGCAGGATCCGGGCGGCGAACCGGGCGGCGGCCTCCCCCTCCTGTGCGGCGGGAAGCTGCGAGGCGATGAGCCGTGGCTCGTGGTCGGCGGTTGCCCGGATCGCGGTACCGGCCGCGTCGGACACAGCAACGCCGGCCCGGCGGGAGAGCTGCGCGAGGGCCTGCTCGGCGGCCGTCAGGGCGGCCGCGAGGCGGTCCATGCGGGCCATCTCCCAGGGATGTGGCCAGCGGCCGAGGCGCGCTTGTGCTTCCACAAGGTCCTCGGCCGCTGCCTGCACTCGGCCCTCCAGCTCGGACCAGGCCAGCGCCCACGCGGAGGTGAGGCTACGAGTCGCCTCGTCTGCTGCGCCGCCCACGGTCACCCGTAGCTGCCGCAGGAGCCGCAGAGACTTCCGGTTCACCGCCACCGTCACCCTCCCCGTCGTCGGCTGAGGGGTCTTCGTCGTCCGGTGCCATGGCCCCGCCGGGGAGCGCGTCGGCCGGGTCAGCTCCGGCGCGGTGGGCGTTCAGGGCGTTCCGGCCGGCCGCGCCGATGTCCGGCGGGGCCGGGTACTGGAAGTTGCCATCCTCGTCTACGAGGCCGTCCAGGATGGCGTCCACGTCGCGGACACCGAGGGCCGTGAGAAGTAGTCGGGCCACTTCCTCCGGCGGCAGGACGCCCGTTGAGGCGGCCTCCACGATGGCCTTGACCAGGGTCTCCGGGTCGATGTCGTCCAGGGCGGGCCACACGAGGTCAATCGTGGTGTCGGTGTCGCCGGTCAGGGTGAGGGTTTCCTTGCCGGAGGCCGGATCACGCTTGATGACGCCCTTGAGGGCCCCCTGTGGTGCGCGGACCGACTCCACGATGACGTACCGGAGGAGCCGCTGGTAGGCGGCGGCCCACAGCTCCCGACGTTCCGACATCTCCAGCTCGGTCGGGCGGTCCAGGGTCTCGGCGGTGGCGCGGGCACCGCTCACCCCGGGGTCTCCGAGGAGCATCGTGACGGGGATGCCGAGGGCGGTCGCCACCATGGCGGCCAGGGGCCGGCCGGAGTCGGCGTCGATGGTCGCCCCCGACTTTGACACTGCCTCCAGGGTCACGTCTGGTCCGAGGAGGGCGGTCGCGCCGGCCCCGCCCGGCTCCCCGTTCGCGTCGAGCTGGCCGAGCTTCGACCGGGCCTGTGCTGCCTTGGAGCCGGACGCCGTGGCCTTCCAGGCGTACCGGGCGAGGGACCGCATGAGCCGGGCCCAGTCCTCCAGGAACTCGCGGTAGGCGCGCGCCCAGTCGACGGCGGCGTACGCATCGGGGATGCCCCGCTTCCAGCCGTCCGGCTCGTTCACCTTCAGGTGGAGGACGGGGGCGTCCCAGGCCACGGGGAAGCCTGCGATGCTGCGGGGCCGGGCGGCCGGCCGGTACCCGAGGGCGGGGTAGAACCGCTCCAGGACCTCGTTCGTCGGTTCGCCGGTCGGACCGTAGGTGACGCGGGTCCAGCGGCGGCGGAAGAACCAGGTCTCCGCCGCGTCCTCCGGGTTGCGGATCACGTCCACGATGTCGTCGGCCGGCAGGGTGCGGACCTGCACGTCCCCGGTCAGGGGCCGGGTGAAGCAGGCGAGGAACACCTCGCCGTCCGTGCCGAGGGTCCGCTCCAGGCGGGTCCGGGCGGCCGGGCCGGTGACGGCGGCGGCGTTCAGGTCGTCGTCCAGAAACGCCGTGATGACGCCCTGCACGTCCTGCTCGCCGTTGCCCTTGGAGCCGTTGGCGCGGGCACTGATCTCCGCACCCTGGCCCCACACGTACGCGGACCGCAGAGCCAGCCCCCGCTTGAGCAGGGGATTCTTGATCGAGTACAGGCGGCAGATGGCGCGGAGCTGCTTCAGCCCCTCCGGCGTGAACTCCTGCTCCGCCAGTGCGACGAACCGGGTCCAGCCGGCTTCCATGAGCTGTCGCTCCAGGCCAGCCACGGACTCCGCCAGGAGCAGGTTCGACTCTGCGGCCTGGCCGAGCTGCTCCCGGAGCTCCACGGTGCCGGCGGCGGACTCGGCCAGACGGGTGAGGAGGGCGGGCAGGCGCACGGGGTACCTCCTCTCAGACCGGCGAAATGCCGAAGTCGTCGTCTGTGTCGTCCTCCTGGAGCGTCCCGTCGATGAGGGGGTCGAGGAGGATGCGGGCCAAGCCCTGGCTGAGGGTGTCCACTTGGTCGTCGTTGGCGGACCGGGGGAAGGCTGCGGCCTCGTTGATCAGGCCATCCACCCAGGGGGCCAGCTCCACGTCCGGCAGCCACACGTTCCCGGCCTGAACGAACGGGGAGACCGCGCGGGCCCTCGCCAGCTTGGAGCCCTCCGGCTCCACGGCGATCAGGCCGGAGACGCGGCGGCGGAGGGAGTTGATGACGGCCGGCCCGTTGGCCTTGTCCTCGATGTAGATGGCGAGGGCCTGCGGCCAGAGCGCCCGGACGCCGCGCACAGCCTGCACGGTGTCGGTGAACGACAGGCGACCGCGCACCTGGTGGAGGAGGTAGGCGTCGGCTCCGCGCCGGCCCCACACCTGCCCCACCACGAAGTCGGTCGACTCGGAGTCCTTGAACGCCATGTCCCAGGACTGGCAGATCTCATCGAAGCCGAGCCCCATGCGGGAGCCGTCCGCGCGCTCAATCCACTGCGCGGCGGTGTAGAACTTCCACCATTCCCGCTTGAACACGTCGCCGGAGTCGGGTGCGGGTGCGCCCTGGTACAGGGCGGTGAACACGCGCTCCCCAACGTCCTTGCGGATCTGCTCCCACTGCTGGACGGTGCGGCCCCGGGCGGACACCATCCACTCGCCAGGCTGCCGGCCGAGGGGGTCGGTCTGCCCTTTCTCCGGCCGGTGGTTGGCCTGCGCGGGGATGTTGATGAGCCGCCACTGGGAGTCGTCTTCCGCGAGCAGGCGGCCGGCGAGGTCGTCCTCGTGCCAGCGGGTCAGGATGATGATGACCGGCGCGCCGGGCGCGAGGCGGGTACGGGCAACGTTGGTCCACCAGTCCCACACGTTGTCGCGGTACGTCGCGGAGTCGGCCTGCTTCCTGTCCTTGATCGGGTCATCGATGATCAGGACATCAACGGCGCGGCCGGTGAGCGCGCCGCCGATGCCGGTGCAGTACACGCCACCCCGGGAGCCGTTGAGCTGCCATTCCTGCGCGGCCGACGTGTCCGGCCGGACGGTCAGGCCGAGGGTCGGGTGTTCCGCGATGTCGTTCCGGATCGCACGCCCCCAGCGGCGGGCCACGCCGTGCTCGTAGGAGGCGATGGCGATGCGGAGCTCCGGGTTGCGGATGAGGAGCCACAGCGGCGTGCGCCGGGAGACCCGCTCCGACTTACCCTCCTGCGGCCCCATGGTGATGATGAGGCGCTCGCAGCGGCCCTCAGCTACGTCCACCAGGGCGGAGTCGATCAGGTCGAGGGCGGGGGTCTGGACGGTTCCGGCGTCGATCTCCTTGGCGAGGAGACCGGGGCTGGTGAACTTCTGCCGGGTGGCTTCACGGACCTTCGCTGCCAGCTTGTCCCGCAGGCGCTCTTTCTCCGCCACCTGCCAGTCGCGCCAGGAGGTCCTCGATCTCTTGGTCGAGGGAGTCGACATGCTCCACCTCCGCACGGACCCGCGTGGGCTGGTCCAGGCCGAGGAGCTTCGCCCGCCGTTCGCTGATCTTCAGGAGCGAGTCGATGGCCTTGAGGACCACTCCGTCATCGATGAGCGGCTTGCCGTCCTCCGGGTTGACGGCGATCTTGCCGGCGGCCGTGACGTGGACGTGCTTCTCATAGAGGACGCGCCAGGCGGAACGGGCCATCTCATCCAGGCGCTCGGCCTCCATCTGCCGGAGCTCATTGGCGGGCTCCAGGAGCATGTCGGCCAGTCCGCGCGCCACTGCCTCGTGAGCGGAGGCGACGGACCGGAACCCCATCTGTGCGGCGATCTGCCGGTACGTGAGGTTGCGGCGGCGCAGGTCGACCGCCTGCGCGTCCTTCTGGATCTGTGCGACGGTGCGGCCCCGACTCATCCCCCGGTCCCCCTCTCGGCGTTCAGGCGGAGGAGGAGATCTCGCAGCTCGCCGTGCCGGTCGTGCCGGTAGCCGCCGGGGTACTCCATGTTGAGCTCCGCGTCCAGGGCCTCACGAAGCGTGGACTCCGGGAGCGACCGGGGCCGGCGGCAGACTGCCTGGATCGTGGAGGCGCTCGCCGCGAGGCTCAGCGACACGTCGTGGAAGTAGCGGTCAAGGAGCTCACGGAGTCCCTCGACGGTGTGGAAGTGTTGCAGGGTCCAGACGCCGGAGCGGAACGACGCGGAGAAAGCGTCCGGGTCGAGGAACTCGATGCGCCGTGCCCCGGCCGCCCTCATGTACGTCGAGTTGCTGTGCATCTGCGTGAACGCCCGATTCCGGGTGGCCGCGTAGAACGTGCCATCGGCGGCCGTGAGGGCGTTGCAGGACGCCAGCACCCACTCCTCGAACTGGAGCGAGGTCAGGGAGTTGAGCACGGAGTCCAGTACGACGTGCTGGTACAGGCCGTGGGCCTGGACGTCGGCCGCGATGTTGAGGAGCTGCCGGACGACGGCGCGCACGCTGATGCCGCGCGCACCGGCGGGCTGGAGATGCGGCTCGTAGGCGAAGGCGCGGTGCCCGGCGGCCAGGAGGCGGGCCACGTAGTCGCCGTGGCCGGCCCCGAAGTCAACGAGGCGCTCCCCGGGCTTGATGGCCGGGAGGATGTACCCCTCGTACAGGGTGGATTTCTGGTCGCGGGACTTCGCGCCTCGGGCCTCGTCACGGCGGAGCCGGTTCATCTGGCAGAGGAGCTGGTTGTACGGCTTCACGCCTAGGGCGGTGTAGTCGTACACCCCGTAGTCGCGGGCCAGGGCGTCCAGGAAGCCCTGCACGTCTCCGGCGGGGAGGGTGTACGCCAGGACGGGTACGCGGGCCAGCTTGGCGGCCAGGGCGTAGTCGGCGTTGAGGATGATCCGGCCGTCGGGGTCGGCCACGACGGAGCCCCAGGGTCCGTACTGGACGATCAGCTTCACGATCTCGCGGACGATCATGTTGCTGGACTTCCCGGTCACGTCGCCGTGCTCCACGGTGGAGTAGCCCACGGATAGGCCGGCGGGGATGTGGGCGGTGCCGCGTCCGGTCTCCACCGAATTGTGGAACAGGTTGAAACGGATCTCGTCGTGGAGCCGCACCTTGCGGGAGAGCAGGATGGCGGGGGTTGTGGCGACGCCGTTGGCCTTGAGGGCGCGGGTCCGCTGGTGCCCGGCAACCAACGTGCCGTCCGCGTTCAGGATGACCGGCTTGCACATGCCGTACCTGCTGATCGACTCCCGGAGCGCGGCGAAGGCGTCGGGGGTGATGCGGCGCGGGTTGTATGAGGCGGGCTGGAGCAACTCGACGGGGAACGCCGGGTCGAATCGGATCTCAGTCTGCGCGGAGAGGGAGGCGGTCACATCGGCCGCCCTTCGCTGAGCCAGAGGAGGAAGCCCCAGTCCGTCGTGTGCTCGTGGAGGTACCAGCGGTAGCGGACCAGAAGGGCCTCGATCTCCTGGTCCGTGATGCGCAGGTTCATCTTGCCGATGCGGACCACGGTCGTCGTGTCGCCGGACGCGCCCTCGGACTGCTGCCGTTCGGGGGCGGCGAAGGCGGGCACGCCGGCCAGCTCCGGGTCGTCGTCAGCAGCCGGCGCGGCCGGGCCTGCGCCAGGCATGGGGGCCGGCTGGCCGGGGACCGGGGCGGGCGGGGTGGCCGGGGAGGCCGGCGCGGCTTCACGCGGGTCTGGGTCGCCCCAGCCGGCGTCATCCTGGCCCCGGTACAGGGCGCGGTGCGCCTCTGCCTCGTCGGCCGCCAGGAGCGCGGTCACGTCCTCCCCGGTGTACCCGGTTGCCGCGAAGTCGTCCGCGTCCCGGAGGAGCGCAACGAGGGCGGCGGTGTCGTAGTCAGCGAGGTCGGAGGAGCGGTTGTCAACCAGGGCGATGCGCTTGGCCTCAGCGTCGGTGCAGGTGATGACCTCGCAGCGGGCGGTGGTGGCGCGGCCGAGCTCGCAGATGGCCTGGTACGTGTTGTTGCCGACGAGGATGACCAGCGCGTCCCCGGTGTCCCGGACGGTGAGCGCCCGGTACTGCCCGTTGGCCGTGAGGCTGGCCTTGATGACGGGGATGTCGCCGCGTCGGGCGTTGCCGGGGAGCTGTGTGAGCTGGTCGAGGGGGATCTCGCGGGTCTCGACGTAGATGGCGGCCATGCTGCGTACCTTCCATGCAGATCAGGAGTTGACACGAGGTTACCCGTGCGCGTAACCTTAGGGATGTAAGCGAGTTACCCCGACAGGAAAGCAGGCACCGGCATGGGACGAAGCAACTACGGCGCGCAGGGCACCCTCTCCGCCTCCGGCATCAAGTGGACCGTCAGCCTCCGGGACACGACGATCACCGTGACCGCCAGCGGCAGCCCGGACTCGACCTCCATGTACTGGACCCCCAACGACGCCTACACGGCATACACCCACCTGGTGACCGCGCTCACCAACGTCAGCGAGTAGGCCATGACCACGGAGCCCCTCAACTGGCGCGTCAAGTCCGGCCACCTGGTCGACGGGATGGTCCGCTGGACTGTCATCATCGACGGCTGCTCCCTCACCATCGAGGAGGAGGGTGACCCGGTGACCGGGTACGACGAGATCACCCACTATTACGACACGCCGGAGGATGCCGACCGGGCGGGTGCTCGCGTTGCGGCCAGCCTGGAGGCGCGGAGCGTGTAGCCGCCCAGCCAGTACGACCACGCCGGCCCCTGGATCGCACCCAGGGGCCGGCGTGGTCTGTCGGGGGATGGAAGTGTGGGCGCGGGCTGCCGGACTCCCCGAGGGGGTCAGGTCTGAGCTCCGCGCAGTAGCGGGCGTCCGACTCGAACGGCGTTTCCGGGTGCATGATCCCGGCGTGGTTCCACTCCACTACGCCCGCGCTGGACCGGCAGAGGCCGGCCCGGGTCGATCAGGTACCCACCTTGGGGGACGCGGCGTGGTCGGCGGAGGTGGCGGACACCCAGTGGAACTCGCCGTTCGGGCCCACGGGCCGGTGCTGGCCGCAGCCGGTGCAGTAGGTGGCCCCGTAGAACTTGGGGTCACGGGCGTACGTCTCGGCCAGCCCGACGCCCATGGTGGTCACCGTTCCGCAGGGCTGGTGCCAGTAGGAGCGGCGCACGGGGCGGATGAAGCCCTTCGCGCGCTCCTCCTCGGAGAGCACCAGGTACACCTCAGCCTGTGGGCGGGCCGGGGCGTCGGCCGGGTCAACGCCGTGCGTGAGGCGCGGGTCGGTCGGGTCGTCGGTGAGGCTCAATGCGCAGTCCTTTCCTGGAGGGCGGGGCGGCGCGGCTGTCCCACGAGGAGCTCGTCCAGGAGGCGGGTGAGGGCGCGGCGCAGGGACTCCACGGCGGCCACCACCCTCCGGACATGGCGAGAGCCCGGCTGGCGGGCCGGGCTCTCGTAGTCACTGTGTGGGGCGCGATGGGTACAGTGCGCCTGCTGCGTCAGACGGTACAGCCCCACCGCCAGTCGATCAAGTCCGGGTGAGTTCTCCGGCGCGTCGGGCGGCCAGGATCCGCACGATGGCCTTGACCTCCCCCACGTAGAACGCCGGGCGGTTGTCGGGGGTGAGGCCGCGCACCAGCAGGTGAACGCGGGTGGAGCCATCCGGCCCGATGACGCCTCGGCGTCGCCAGGACCGGATGGTCTCCTCCTCTACGCCCGCCAGTTCGGCGGCGTCGGCGGTGCTGACGAGATCCTCGTCCGCATGGATGACCTGTCGGGGGATCAGCCATGTTTCACCCAGGGCCACGATGTGCCGGTCCAGTACGGCGCAGGTCTCAGGGTCAACGATCTGTAGCTGGTTCCGGTACAGCCGTGCTACTGACCGTGCGATGTTGACCTTGGTTCCACTACCGCCAGATTCGGACACTTGGCCCCCGCCTTAGTGGTCTCTGTGATCACTCAGGCACCTCACTGTAACTTTCTACCCGCGCGTAACAAGCCTGTCATCTGGGCGACTTCTGGTGCCCAGTTGTAGAGAGCTAACGAACCTTTGGGCGGGCAGGTCAGACCGGGCGGTTAGTACAAGCGTTCGATACGGCGGAGGCGATATCTGAGCGTGACCACGACGCCTATCGAAGTATCGGGAGGGGGCGGCACGAGCATTGACCGGTTTCCAGATGATTGCCTGGGGATACCGTCCGGAAATCAACGGAATCGTCACCCTGGCCGGCCCGGCGCAGCGGAGCAGATCCGAACGGCCGGGTCCGCCCCCGAGGCCGAGCAAGACCGCAGAGAGGTTACCGGCCGTTCAGTAGTGTTCTAAAACGGCAGGGCCCGATTAGCCCTTTACCGCCTCGGCGCGGCCCAGTGCGCGGTAGACCGTGGAGCGAGCCACCCCGAACAACTCCGCAAGATCCGTCGATGTGTGTGCCCCCTCCTCGTGGAGCTTGACGAGGTGCGCCTCCTGTGCGGGGTTCAGCTTGGGGCGCTTCCCCCGCAGCCTCCCCTTGGAGCGGGCCACAGCCATCCCCTCCCGGGTGCGGAGCCGGATGAGGTCGAGCTCGAACTCCGCGAAGGTGGCCAGGATGTTGAAGAACATCTTGCCCATGGGGTCGGCCGGGTCGTAGATGGAGCCTCCGAGGGAGAGTCGGACGCCCCGGGCGGTGAGGGAGTCTCCGATGTCGCGGGCGTCCGGTACGGAGCGGGCCAGGCGGTCCAGCTTGGGCACGACGAGGGTGTCTCCGGCGCGGCAGGCGGCGAGCGCTTCGCGGAGGCCGGGGCGTTCGCGGTTGGCTCCGGTGAGTCCGTGGTCGAGGTAGATGCGCTCCGCGTCCACGCCGAGCGCAGTGAGGGCGTCTCGCTGAGCGGTGAGGTCCTGTTCGTCGGTGGAGCATCGGGCGTACCCGATGAGAAGTCCGGCCATGCCGATCAGTGTACCGTTTAGCGCCCCCTGACCGGGCATATTTGGGGGCGGGTCTTACGGGACAGGGCCGACCAGGGCAGACGCCTCCCGGGCCACCCGGGCGAAGGTGTCCCGGTAGCCGATCCCCTTACGGACACCCTCTGGCGGGCACGGAGAAGCCCCGGAGAGCTCGCTCACCCGGGGCCTCGGCCGTCCTGCACCACTCGGCCCGCCTACATCGCCTCGGTCCACTCCACGCGCTCCCCTTCCACCGTGGCCGCGTGGACCTCTCCGGCGTGCCCGGCCAGCCCTGCACACCACGCCACCTCGATCCGGCCGCGCACCGAGTAGTCCCCCCGGGAGTTCGGCAGCTCGTACTGGACCAGCTTCAACCGGCCGAGGTCAACCACGGCCGGGCAGAGGCCGGCCTGACGCCGGAGCTCCCCCGTGCTCGCCAGCTCCGCCTGGAACGCGGCCGTCACCCGCGACACCACAGCGCGGTACGGCGACTCCAGCTCCCCCCAGTCGTTCGGCACGGATTGTTCGGTGAACAGGCCCGCCCTGACCGGGATCTTCCTCGGGGTCTCCCAGTCGGCTCCGAGGGCGAGGGAGTTGAGGCCGGGGAAGGCGGCCCGGAAGGCGGCCGGCAGGAGATCCAGGGAAACGCGGGCGTAGGCGTCCGAGCGGTCCAGGGCGGCCCGGAGTTCGTCGGCGGTCGGGGCCGGGCTGGTCCGGTTCCACACCTCCCAGGCGCGTACCACGTCGGGGAAGGCGCGGCGGAGGGCGGCCAGGTTCTCCGGCGTGCTCTGTGCCTTGACGATGAGCCGGAGCAGGTTCCCGGTGAACGAGTCCTCCGAGCCCCCGAGGAACAGTGCGAGGTCTCCGAGGCCGGTCATGGGTTCCGTGGAGCCGGGCAGGCCGGCGCGTACCCAGGGTGTGCGGTCAGACACGGGGGCGGTCCTTCCTCGTAGGGCTGTTGTACCGGGGCGGGCTGGTCGGGTAGATGTCCCGGCCGGTGGCGCGGGCGGCCCGCTCCACGATCCGGGCGGCGTGGTCCTCCCCTTCGCCCGGGGGCACCAGGGGGATGTTGAAGGGCGGCGTACCGAGGAGGGTGACGAGGACCTCTCCCGGGTTGACCTGTGTGGAGATGTTGGGCGGCAGGGTGCGCTGCTGGCTGGAGTTGGCGGCGTACAGGGCGTCGGAGAGGAGGAGGCAGGGCGCGGCGGCAGTCCGCACGGTACGGAGGCCGTGGCCGTAGCGGGGACGGTCAAGGCGGAGCGCCTCCTCCCATCCGTTCAGGGGCTCCCGGAGGGTGCGGAGGATGCCGCGCTGGAGGCAGTCGTGGAAGCCGGCCACCTGGACGAGGGAGGGGCCGGCGAGTAGGAAGTACTGCACCGTCCACCAGTCGGCGGCGGTAGCGGCCTCCCAGGTGCCGTCGCTCATGAGCCGGCACCGGCCCGGCGGGCCAGGGCGGCGGCGGCGAGGAGGGAGCGGCCGGCGTCCCGGGCTTCCGCTGCGGAGAGGGCAACCGGGTGCCCCCCGGCTGCGGTGTCCAGGTGGATGTGGTCGCCGTGCAGGCGGTAGTTCAGCACTCCGCCCTGGACCATCATGTCCATGCTGTACCCCTCGTAGTCCGTGAGATCACCGACCTGAGTGCCGGGCCCGACGCCGAGGTGCGCCCGGAAGGCGGCCAGGTCCTCCGCGAGCTCCTCGGCAGCGGCGGCACAGGCCAGGCCGGCGGCCATGACCACATCCAGGTCCGGGTAGTCCTCGGCGTGGTTGTACGCATCCGCGAGCTCCCGGAGGGCGGCGATGCGGGCGGCGACGTTGCCGCTCTGCGGCGGGGGCGGGGCGGGGCGAGTGTTGTTGCTGGTCATGCGGTGGCTCCTCGGTCGGGTATGGCAATTTGCCATCGGTTTGCTATCCGCTTGCCATCGGGTTTGCTACGCGCCGGTCTGTCCGACTGTGGGCCAGGTGATCCACGGGCTGATCGGCCGGGGCGGGAGGGTGGTACGGACCCACAGAGGTTCGCGGGGGGCGTCGCCGGCCTCGATCCGTTCGGCCAGCTCAGCAAGGGTGCGTGCTTGCAGAGGAGCCGCGCGGTATGGCAATTTGCCATCGCCTTGCCATGTGGTTGTCATTGCCTTGCCATCCTCTCCTGCTCCAGCCGGCGCTCAACGGCGGCGAGCTGGTCGGTCAGGGTGTCGACGTTGAGCTCCGCCAGGTCCCGCCCGCGCTGGGCGGCTGCCAGCTCCGCGCCCATGCGCTCCTCGGTGATCCGGACAGCCTCGTCCACCAGCCGCCGGAACCGCTCATCGCCGGCCAGGCTTCGCCGGAGGTAGTCCAGTGCAGGGCCGGGGGTGATCGTGCCAGCACCGGCGTAGAGGTCGGCGCACCGCTGGTACACATCCAGCACGGCCGGCGGGGCGGTGGCGTCCCGGGCCGGGCACGGGTCGCCGGCCCACGTCGCGTAGGTCTGCCCGCAGGACGTGCAGCGGGAACCGGGGCCTCTGCTGGATGTCCAGCGGTGGCCGGAGCGGGCCTCCTCCTCCACCCATGCCGGGTCGCGGGGGGCGGTCATGTCCGGGGCCAGGTACCGAGGCGGGCGGCGGTAGCCAGGCAGTACAGGGAGCGCACGAGGTTGCCCGGACCCACGCCGCTGGTCGCCCACATGTCGTCCCGGTCCACGAGGCGCACGGTGTCCTCCAGGGGCTTCCCCCTCATCCGGGTGAGGCCGTAGCCGTAGCCGTTGATGTCGACGGCGGTGACGGTGCGGACCTCGACGCGCTTCCGGTTGTTAACGAGGCTGCGGACGCCGCGTAGCTGAGCGGCCCGGTCCTCATCGGTGAGATCCTCCTCCGCCACCATCCAGCCCTCATTCATAGCGACAACGGCGGCGATGCCGTCTCGGGCGTCGGCGTAGGCCAGGGCCGGCAGGTCGCGGTCCGGGGCGGGGAGGGACAGGGCGGTCGTGCGGAGGTCGTCGGCGGGGTTGTCCAGGCCGGTGCGCCAGGCCCGACTGGAGACCGGGCGGACCTCAACGGCGTTGGTGTCCAGGTCGGCCAGGTGAAGGGTCCAGACGCGGGCCGGCTGGTCCCATCCGAGCCGCTCCCCCTCCCGGGCCTCGATGGAGCGGAGGGCACAGATCAGGCCGTCCCGTTCACGGTTGCCGGTCACGTCCTCCCAGCGGCCGAGGATGATGCGCTTCCGTTCGATGTACGCCATGCCGGCGGGGTCTCCTTTGCTGGTAGGGGTGTCGTTACGGAGTAGTGTACGGGATCGTTTACGGGGCGGTACACTGCTTCCATGACGAGGATGCTGCGGGTCTCTGCCGACACCCATGAGAGGCTGCTCTCGCTGGTCCGGGCCGAGTACCCGGGCCGGACCGTGAACGATGTGCTCGGCGTGCTCCTCGATGAGCATTGGGAGCGGCAGGCCATCTTGGCTGTGGACTCCACGTCGGACGCCGAATGGGAGGGATGGCGGGCCGAGATGCGTGACCTTGACCGGCTCGGTAGCCCCGACGTTGACCCGTGGGTCCACTCCACGGAGCAGGCCGCGTGATCCCCGATCCGTGGACCGTGTGGTGGGCCGACCTCGACCCGACAGAAGGGCACGAGCAGGGTGGGCACCGGCCGGTCGTGGTGATCTCCTCCCCGCTGCATGTCCGCCTCACCCGGGGAGAGCTGGTCACGGTCGCGCCGATCACCAGCCGCGACCGGCCGACCTGGCTGCACCGGGTACCCGTCGTCACGCCCCGGGGAACCTCGTACGTGGTAGCCGAGCAGCTCCGCAGCATCGCGGTTGCCCGGTTGGGTGACCGGCCAGCCTGGCGGCTCACCCCGCACGAGGCGGCGGCGGTACGGCAGGTCCTCCGGCGCATGGTGGACTTCTGACCGCCTCGTGTACGGTGATGCTTGCGAGCCCTAATTCGTGATCTACCCCGTGGGCAGTAGCTCCCAGAAGTGAGCCCGGTCCCCGTCCGGACGGTCGGCGGCCGGGCTTCACGCTGTCCGGGGTCAGCGGCGACGCCCCACCTGCCGGGCGAGGAGCTCCAGGGTGTACTGGCCGTACTCCTCCAGGGTGAGGGAGTGGCCGCAGTTGTCACAGGTGATCGTCTCCGTGCCGACCAGCCAGTGCAGTCCGCGTTCCCCACAGCCCGTGGTGCGGGAGGAGCAGCGCCACTTCTGGCAGCGGAGATCGCCGTGGATGCGGCAGGGCACCAGCGGGCAGGGACCTTCCCGGGGCTCCCGGGCCTCGGTGACTCCCCGGTACCGGCGTACCCGGCGGCACAGGTCCGCGAGCTGTACGGCGGCGTCCGCCCCGTCCATGTCTACCGGCTCCGCCTCGCCGTAGCGGAGGACGCCGGCCGGCGGCAGGGAGCGGAGGGTGGGGAAGTGCTCCAGGAGGATGCGGCCGGCGCGGGCCACTGCGACATGGCCGCGCACGCCGCGCTCAGCTACGTCGGCGAGGCCGGCGGCGGCGGCCACGGGTACCGCCCACATCTCCAGGGTCCAGCGGATCTCGCGGGCCATGGCGTCCGCGCCGAGGTTGATCGGGATGGCGGCCTCGACGCTGCGGGAGCCGGGCATGGAGGAGAGGCCACGGCCGACCAGTTGGCCCTGCTCATCTCCGAGGGCCTCGTAGTGGTCGGGGAGCTCCCGTACCGCCTGGATGGCGTGGCGTTCGCAGGGCCAGCACAGCGCCCCCCCGGTGTCATCCGAGGGGGCGTCGCGGTTGCGGCAGTAGGGGCCGAATCGGCAGGTCATTGGGCGGCGAGTCTCGGGGCGTCCACGGCGACCGTCAGGAGGCGGCGGCGCAGGCCGGGGATGGCCGGACCGCGCAGGCCGGCCGAGGTCTCCAGGTCCCGCTGGGCGGGCTGGATCGGGGAAGCGGGGACGGTGCGGCCCTCATCGGCCGGGCCACCGATGGCCTCCAGGAGCTCCTGCGTGACGGTGCGGATCAGGTGGTCGGCCACGGACTCGATGATGGCCGTCGCGGCGTCGATCCAGGCGGCCCGCTGTGCCTCCGGGAGGTCATCCCAGGAGGGCATGTTCAGGCCGGCGTGGTTCTTCCAGTCGGCGCGGCGGCCGTAGGCGTGGTAGCCGATCTGGGCCGGTGCGGCGGCCGGGGGAAGGGTGGGTGACATGCGAGTTCTCCCTCGTCGGGTAAGGGGTGGGTGCGCCGGGCACTGTAACGGAACCAGCCGCCGTGGTGTCGCTGACACGGCGGCCGGTTCTGCTGGTCAGCGGCGTGTCTCGGCTCGGTGGGCAATGAAGGCCGCGAGGTTGCAGGCGGCAATGAAGATGGCGAACCACATCGCAACCGTGCGGCGGTTGACGACGGCGAATCCGATGGCTACCAGGCTGGAGAAGTAGCAGCCGAGGAGGAACACGTCCACCATCGGCCGAGGGTCGATGCGGCGGAGCCTGCTCATCGGCCATTCCAGGTCAGCTCGAAGATCGCCGGCCGGTCCGCCGTGGCGGCGTGCCGGGGCACGATCCTGTACCAGGCGCGGCAGCCGCCCCGGGTCGGGTTGCCCCGGCGGTACGCCCACGGCTTCCCACACTCGATCAGGCAGTTGTGCCGGTCGGCGCGGTCCACGGCCCAGCGGGAAACGAAGGTGGCGATGCCGCAGCAGGGGGCGGTGACCCGGTACCGGGCGTCGTCGCCTTTCTCCGGCCGGTGCAGGGTGGCCTCTACGAGGATCGGCTCCCCCTTGCGTACCGAGGGGCGGCCGGTCGGCGTCCGCAGCTCCTCCCTGGTGTAGATGTGCGGCGCGGCGTCCACGGCGGTCACCGCTCGCCCATCTCGGGCCGAACGTGCAGCGCGATGCCGAGGGCGTCCAGGACCACCTGGCCGTTGGTACGGTCAAAGCGGCACAGGATGTCTCCGAGGCGGTCGATCTGCCGTCCCGTGGCCAGGCCGACCGCAAGGCGGAGCGCGCCGAACGCAGAGCTGGACAGGTAGCCGATCCACCGTGCGGACTCCGGGGCCGGGTCGGAGCCGGCCAGCTCGGCGGCGTCCAGGGCGGCGCACAGTTCCCGCCACTGGGCGGATAGCCCCTCCGGGTCGGCGTGGAGGCAAGCCCGGAGGCCGGCGTGCTCCAGGAGGCTGCCGCCGTTGAAGCCGGTCAGGATGGCAATGGCGGCCTGCCGGTTGAGGTCATCGTTGCGGTGTGTATGGCGGAGGGCGGCGGCCAGGGCGGCCTGCGCGGCGGTGCGTACGTCGATCATGGGGTCTCCTCGGGCGTGACGTTGTGGCCTACCCGGTTGCCGATGGAGTGGGCGCGGGCCAGGTGTCGGGCGGCGTCGGCCATCAGGAACAGGGCGGCCTGCACGGCCTCCGTGTAGGCGGTGTGTGTGGCAGCCAGGGCGGCCGGCTCATCGGTGCGGCCGGTCCTGGCGTCCGTCACGTACGAGCCGGGCAGTCGGCACAGCTCCCTGAACCTGTCGGCGGTCTGGGTCAGGGTCTGATCCAGGAGAGCCAGGGCCCCGTGGATGTTGCCGGTCAGGTAGCCGACGCCGGAGGCGTACGGCAGGCCGGCAGGGTTGGCCGTGGCGTAGTTGAGGTACCGGACCAGCTCGTAGACGAGGGAGGCGGCGCGGGCGGTGTTGTCCTCCGTGTGCGGGCCGTTGAGGGGGAACAGGTACCCGGCCAGTTCGCGGGTGTCCTCGGGCAGGTCGGTCATCGGCGTGCCGGCATCGCGCGGGCGGCGAAGGCAAGCTGCTTCAGCCTGGTGGCGTCCGCGACCAGGCTCGTGAGCTGGTCAGGGCGGAGGGTATCGATGATGGCCTTGGCCTCCTGCTCGTCTCCCTGCATGAGGGCGAGCAGGGCCTCGGTCTGCGGGTGGGGGGTTTCCGGGTGCTGGCGGGACATGCCGCGCCTCCTGTCGGGGTCGGGATCGGGATGCCGGTCGGCTCTCCCCCGCGCGCACCCGGGCGGTACCCGGGCACGACGGGGGCGGGCCGGTCAGCGGCCGTCACTGTCTCGGTCATCGACGGCAGGCCGGCCGCCGATGCAGGACCAGTGCGCGTCGTACGGCCGGCCGCCAATGATGTGGAGGTCATCCTTGCTGGTCGGCTCGCCACACACCCGGCACAGCACGGCCGGTTCCTCGGCCGGGGTCTCATCGGGCTCCTCCCAGCGGTGGAGGTTCAGGGTCCGGACGCCCCGATTGGTCCGCGACGTGTGGGAGAACTCCCAGCCCTCGGCCTCGGCAGCAGTGCGGGCGGCGGCGAGTTGCGCCTCCTCCTCGTCCTGCGGCACGCGGTCAAGGTAGACGGTGCGGGTGGCCCGACGGAGGCCGACGCGGGACAGGTCGCCCACTCCAGCGCCGTCCGGCACGCGGGTGAACTGGCCGGCGAGGATCTGAGTCCACTCGACGGCGGACAGCTCCAGGTCGATCAGGGTCTCCCCCGAGGTGCTGTCGCGGACGTGGAGGTTGACGTAGCGGCCGGCCTCGTCCGCCTTGGGGTAGCCCTCGGCGTTGGTGACCGGGTAGGCGAGCTGGACCAGGGCCTCAACCTTGCGGGCGATGCGGCTCATGCGGGTAGTGCTCCTCTCGGGGGTCAGGTTGCCGGTCTATCGGATCGGCCGGGCACTGTGTGGCCGGCCGAGGTCACTGGCGTCGATGTGACGCCAGTACGGGTCCTTGCAGTCGACCCACTCGATCGGGCCGTTGCAGGTGTGGCAGACCATCCATGCGGCCTGCTGCCAGGTCTTCTCGCGGTCGCCAGGGGAAGTGGTCGACATGCGGTGGTGCTCCTTTCGGGTCAGACTGCGGGAGTGAACTGGAGGTGGCTGAGTGCGCCCGGCGCGTACTCCATGGTTCCGACGCGGGACCAGGTGCCGCCCGGGTAGACCTCGATGACGGGGGAGCCGGCGCGGGCCAGCATCGGCATGACGTAGATGCTGGCCGTGGTGAGCAGGCCGGCGCGGAGGAGGGCGTCCAGGTCGTTGCCCATCGCCAGACGAAAGTCCTGGCTGGACATCGACAGCGGGATGCCGAGTCCTTCGCCCACCAGCCGGTGCGCTGCGGTCTTGTTGGCGGCGGCCACGAGGACTCGCGCCTGACTGGTGTGCCGGGGCAGGCCAAGCGCCTCGGCCATCTGCGGCCCAATGAATCCGCTGTTGCCGAGTGTGAACACCTTCATGATCTGTCCTCTCTTGGCCAGGGTTGGCCTGTCTGGCTTCCTCCGGCACGCCCGGCCTCTGTGGTACAGGGCCGGGCGTCCCGGGGTGAGTCAGTGGTCGATCCGCTCGTACAGCTCCCAGCCGAGTCCCTGGCCGTTGTCGACCCAGATGATGGTGCAGACGGCTTTACCGAGGTTGCCGATTTCGCCGCACCGTTCGTACGCCTCACGCTCGGACGGGACGGGGACCATATCTCCGCCGTCCGTCCGGATGGCCCACTTCCTGCTGGGCTTGCCCATGGTCTGTCCTTCCTGGTCGGGTTGGTGTTCCTTGGTTCAGGCCGGGTGAGGGCCGCGCGGTCGGGACGCTGCGACCCCCACCCGGGGCCTCAGTGGCAGAAGCCGTTGACCAGTTCCGGGCGGCAGTCCGCGTTGTGGCCAAGCTCGAAGCTCCGGCGGTGCTCGCGGACGCTCTCCGCTACGTGGTGGGTGTAGTCGGAGCGGCCCGGCTGGGCGTCGGCCTCCAGAACGGCGTCGCTGCTCTCGTCGTAGGGGAAGCGGACCGGGTTGCCGGCGGAGTTCTTGGCGGCGGCCTGGATCGCCAGGTCGCGGGCGCGGATGCCGGTGCGGGCGATGTGGGTGCCCCTGATAGGGCTGGCCTCGTGGGCGCGCTCGGCTTGGTCCCGAGCGGCCAGCCTGAGGAAGGTGGCTCCGGCGGGGTCCGTGTGCTTCATGCTGGCCTCCTGAGGGGATCTCGTCTGCCTTACGTCTACTAGGTTACTCCTCGGCTAGACGTAGTGTCAACTGTCCTGCGGGAGTAACCTTCCCACCCATCTCCACGAGCCGGGGGCCTGGCGCGCCATCCGGCCACCAGGCCCCCGGCAGCCCGCTCAGTCCTCCGTGGGCTGCATGACGGTAATGACCCGCTCCCCGTCATCTCCCGGGTGAACCACGACCTTGAGGAGGACTGCGCGGGGGTGGGCATCCAGGCCAGCCCGGGACACGCGGCGCAGCCTGAACAGGGTGCGACCGCCCTTCCGGCCCTGAGTGCGGATGGCGTCCCGCAGCATTCCGAGCACGTTCCAGAGGCGGCCCGTCTCGTCCTGCGAGATGCCCTTGCGGTTGCTGTCGGCCTCGGTCCAGGCCACGCAGTTCTCCCAGGCGGCGCGGGTCAGCGCAACCGGGGTGTCGATGATGCCGGCGTTGCTGAGCAGTTCCGGATCAACGGCGATGAGGCTGCCGTCCGCGAGCATGTCGGCGCGGCTGTAGGCGTCGATGGTGTCCGCGTTGGTGAAGAAGTGGGTCACAGGTCCTCCGGTGCGATCGGAAGTGGTCCAGCTCCGGGCTGGCTCCGCGTAGCACTCGGGGGCGGGTGCTCCGTGGGGTCGGTCCGGGGGCCGGCGCGCCCATCCCCGGGGAGGGGCGCGCCGTGGCGGCGTCAGATGTAGAGGCCGGACACCATGTCCAGGGCGTGAGCCTGCCCGGCCAGGGCGTGCAGGACCTTGCGGACCTGCTCGGCCATGGCGTCCTCGTAACGGGTCGGGGCCAGGGTGTACATCAGGGTGGGAGTGATGGTGTTGCGCAGGTACCACCAGAGCTTCCAGCCGGAGTCGTCACCGCTGACCTCGACGGCGTGGATGCCGGGGTACTCGATGCCGATGGAGTACAGGGTGCTGCTGAGCGGCTCGGTCCAGGTGCCCTTGACGTGGACTCCGGCCTTTTCGAGGGCGGCGGCGAGGAGGGTGTGGGCGGTGGCGTCGGGCTTGAGGTTCATGCCGGGGTCTCCTGTCGGGGGAGGATGTCGCTTACAGACACGAGGTTACGCGCCCTGATACCTCGTGTCAAGTTCCGCCGGCGGACCTGAACGCAGCAGCGCCCCCGCCGTGATCGACGGGGGCGCTGCTTGGCGGTACCGAACTCGGGATTGGCAGTCCTGACAGGAGGCTACCAGTCACCGACCCGCTCGCGCACGGTCGGCGTCATCCTCGAACCGCTCCCCGGGCTGGGGGATCACGACGAACTGTGCATCGGCCCAGCGGCACACGTCCTCGTCGGCCGGCCCGTACTGCACGTACCACGCCTCATCCGTCCAGTCGGCGTCCGGGTACGGCCGCTCCTTGCGGTGCGCCAGGAGCACGCCGACACCCCGGTACCAGTCAGGCTTGACGCCGGAGCCGTGCACCGACCTCCAGATCGAGGTGTACTCCACTACCAGGTCTCCGACCTGCGGGGCGTAGATCCGGGCGTACATGCGCTGCACCACGGGGGCAGGGTTACCGACCAGGACGGCGCGGGTCAGGTGGAATGTGGAGCTGGCCAGCCAGCGGCGCACCTCCACGGCCTCGTCCTCAAGGGACAGCAGGGTCAGCATGTCAGCGGAGATCACCGGGCGGGGGAGGTCCGGCCCGGCCGTCGGTCTCTCCGGTGAGCGGGTGATGCCCTCCCACGGCTGCGGGTACTCAGTCACCACACCTTGCCTCCGAGCAGGTTGAGCAGGCCGAACAGGCCGGCGATGAGCAGGCCAGCACCGGCCGCGCCGGCCGCCATGTTGATCGCCCCGTCCACGCCGCACGCCACCAGGACCCAGCCCAGCGCCGAGAAGAACAGGGCCGGCGCGACGAACGCCAGCATGAGGCGGGTCGGTACCACGTACTGCCGGCGGGGTGCGCCGAGGCCGCAGCGCTGGCGGGGCTGCCAGAACCAGCGGCGGCGGTCGGTCAGGAGGTCGTAGGGACGCAGGGCGTACCCCAGGCGTGTCCACCACCACGGCCTACGCACTGCGGGCCGCCGCGCTGCGCCGGTCGAGTGCTTCCACCATCTGCACAGCAACGGCCGCCAGTTGGATCAGCTCGTCGCGCAGCCTGGTCGGGTCCTCCTCCGCGATGGCCTCCGCGTACTCCTCGGTCAGGATGTGCTCAAACGCCGTCGTGCCGTCACCGCCCTCGTGCTGCGAGGCCGCCTTGCAGCGGGCCTTCGCCCAGGTGGCCACGTCGCCGGCCACGAGGTCGTAGTCCACGGTCATCGGCACGCCGCACAGCCGCACCTCCGGTCCGGTACCCATCGGCAGGTGACTCTGGTCGCCGTGCTTCCGGAACTGACGGACACGCTCCAGGGCAATCTCGTCCAGGACGCGGCCAGTCGCCTCGATGGCTTCCAGGTCTCTGTCCCTACTCATCGTTACTCCCCTTCCGGTGCGGCATACCCGCAAAGCAGCTTGCCGAGCGTGGTGGCGTGAGTCCATACGCCTGCGGTCAGGCTGACGACAGTGCGATCCTGTACCGCAACGATCACCCGGCCGCACCGGCATACGCGCCTCGTACCCTCCGGCACGCCTTGAATGGGACTACTCATCGGTGATCACGTCCTCCGGGCAGTGCTGGCAGTTCGGGTAGCCCAGCGGGTTGTCCTTGGTCCAATACTCCGGGTACGCCTCGACACGCGGCAGGGTGCCGCTGACGCCCTTCACCGGGTGCTTGCGGCGACACATCGAGCGCAGCCCTATGCCGCTCGGCTCCACCCGGTGCATGACCCGGCCGTTCTTGACACGCATCCGCGCGGGGCTGCTCACCCCTGCTCACCCACTTTGGCTACAGAGGTGACGGTGATCTCGATGGCCACCCAATTCCGCTGGCTCACGTTCAGCTCCCCGGCCTCGAACTTGGCGAGCATCTCGGTGCACTCGGTCTCGCTGTACGAGCCGTCGCCGTAGCCCTGGCCGATCAGGTCGCAGGGTCCACGGACCCCGTTGCGCCAGTCCAGCACGGCGTAGCAGCGGGTGCCGGCCGGCTGGAAATCTGCCTGACGGGTCAGCGCGACGAAGTTCTCCGACACCGCGCGCACGGTCCACCAGCGCCAGTCACCGGCGAGCTTCACTCGCTCTCCGACGATCAGCGGCCGTGGCGGCACGGCTCCCGAACCGTCCCGGCGGTAGCGGCTACTCATCGGCATCCCCGTTCATCGCGGCGCGGGTCCACGGCTTCCAGGTGGTACTGGCGCTGTAGACGGTCATCGTCTCAAGGGTGTAGTCGGTGCGGTCCTTGACGGAGGCGGCCACCTCGTCCGGGTTGCTGGACTCGCACCAGACGCGGCCGTCCGGGTCGAGCGCCCGGTACCAGGAGTGGCCTCGGGTGTCGGCCTCGTGGAGGGTGACGGTGGAGCGGTCCACGGTGGAGAGGCTGCCCGGGGCGTCTACCGTCGCTCCGACGAGGGGGGCCAGTGCCTCGGTGACGGTTCGCCAGGTCGACGTGTCCAGGCCGGCCAGGAGCTCCGGCAGGGGCGGTACGGCCAGGGCGGGGCGGGCCAGCCAGCAGGCGAGCTGGATGGCGGCGCGGGTCGGGCCGTCCAGGGTGCCGGCGAGGTGGCGGAGCCGGGACCAGTCGACGCGGCCGGCGTGGAGGTCGACGGTGCCGGGGGTGTCCTCGATGAGGTCCAGGTCCAGTACGTCAACCACGTCGGCGCGGGACAGGAGGTCTCCCGGGGCTTCCAGGAGGATCTCCAGGGCGGCACGTTCGGGGGTGCGGGGGACGGTGGTGGCCCACAGGGTCTCGGCCAGGTAGTCAGGGTTCCAGGCCGGGGCGTCGGGGGATGTCGTGGTGGTCATGGCTGCCGTTCCTGAGGAGAGGGTGATCCGGGGTTGCCGTCGTCGGCTCCCCGGTTGCCGGCCAGTGCGATGCAGCCGGCTTCGGTGAGACGCCAGTAGCGGCGCGGTTCGCTGGTGCGGGTGCGGAAGTCCACGGCGTGCTGCACGGTGGTGCTGAGCCGGACGAGGCCGGCGGACTCCAGGCCGATGATGGCCACGGTGTAGATGAGGCCGGTCTGGATGTCGCGGGCGTTGGGTAGGGGCAGGTGGGTGTTGGCTGCGATGCGGCCGGCGTCGACCAGGCGGAGGAGCCGGTTGGCGTCGGGGACCAGTTCCACGCTGATGCGGGTGCCGGGTGGTGGTTCGGGGGTCATGTCGGGTTACCCCTTCGTTGCTTGTGTGCGATACGTCCATCAGGATATCCCTTGCCGGGATGGTAGACAATAGGTCTACTCGCGTACCGGAGACCTATGCGTGCAGGTCTTGAGCATCAGCGGGTACCAGATCCGGCTGTACGTGTCGTGGTCCACGAGGCGAACCTCGATGCCGGCGCGGAATGCCTCCAGGCGCTCGGCACGAGTCCCGTACATCTGGTTCCAGGCTGCCGCCTCGTCACGGCAGGAGCGGGTGCGCTCCCTGACGGCGGTAGGGCAGCCACACTTCTTGACGAACACGAACTGCTTGCGCTGGGCCTGGGTGCGATCCATGCCGGTTACCTCTCACTCCTGACGCATGGCAATTTGCCATCGTCTTGCCATTGTCTTGCCATCTGGTTGCTACGGCGGGGACTCCTCCGGCGGCGCGGTGCGGGCCAGCTTGGCGGCGTGGCGTGCGGCCAGCCCGTACCGGCGGCGTCGGCGGAACTCCTCGTGCACGGCTCGCCGTGCGGCCCGGCGGGACAGCGCGCGTCGGGCGTGGTCTTCAGGGGTCGGGACCTCGGGGTATTGATCCATACCTCCAGTGTGAGGTAAGGACCGCTTACCTCACTAGTCGTTACAGTTCTGGTAGTAGGTGCAGGCCGGCCACCATGCACGCACGTCAGTACCACCACCACGAGAGCGCGGAGCGCCCTCTCGATGACACTTCGGGTACTGGGCAACTTCGCGGAATCGGCAGGTGCCGCAGCGAAACGGCAGGTCCGACCGGTCCGACCGGGTAGCGTTCCGGTCCGCCTCGGGATGCAGGGCCAGCCAGCCGCCGACCAGGCTGAGGGGGTGCGCCCCGCCAGCAATGGCCTCGGCCTGCCGCTGGGTGCGCCGCGCCGTGGCGGAGAGCTCCGGGAGCGGCTTGGCCCGGAGGTCGAACAGGGCCGGCTGGTCTTCGCCGCTCACCGGAGCTCCGCCCCGTGCCTGCCGGGGACGGCTCCGGCGTCGAGCTGCCGGCGGACCTCATCCTCAATCTCGGCCGGGTGGCTGCCGGCGCGGGCCGACGTGCCGATGCCGGCAATGCAGCACTCCACCAGGTGCTCGACGGTGGCCTGGCGGGGGGCGGCGGTGATGACGGCAGCCACGTAGCGGGGGACGTAGACCTGCGCCCAGACGGCGCGCTCCTGGGCCACGTAGGCGGTGATCGACTGGTGCACGTCGCGGATCAGGAAGGGCTCGCGCCGGGCGCGGAGCTGCTCGCAGACCAGGGCCACGAGGACCGAGGCGCGGCGGGTGCCGGTGGAGTTGGCGACCTGGCCGATGATGCCGTCCAGGCTGGCGGGTGGGCGGATGGTGGTGACGGTCATGCTGAACTCCTGTCGGGGAGGAGGGGCGGTCGGTACCCCGGCGGGCGGTGCGTCACCCGGCCAGGGGGATCTGAGGGCGTTCAGGGGGCCAGCGGGCAGGCCGGCTTCAACTCCTTCACGCCGAGGAGTGCGCGGACTTCGCGGAGCGCGGCGGCGGCGGCCGGCACGAGGTGGACCAGGGGGACCGGAACGTCCCAGCCGTAGTGCACCCGCACTCGCCAGCACAGGTCCGTGACCGTGGCACCCGGGGCACCGAAGGCCATGAGGGTGACGATCGCAGCCAGGTCATCCGGCGCGGCAGGGGCCGGTTCCTGGTTGGCCTGGCGGAGGTGCGCGGCGCGGCTGGCGAGCTCGGCGGCCAGGTCCATTCGGGAGGGATCGCGGTGGGGTGCGATCAGCTCCTGCGCGGCGCGCTCCAGGAGGTCGGGCAGGGTGAGGTGCTGCATGGTGGTGCCTTTCGTCGGGGGATCTGGTGGTGCTGCGCGGGGCGGGTGCGTCGCTGGTCCGCGCGGGGAGCGTAACTCCGGACAGGTCGGTCGGGCGTCCTCCGCTCGGCCGGCTCCGGGGCTGGTCAGCACTCCCCGGCGTGGGTGGAGAAGCAGACCGGGCAGGCGGCAGAGCGGACCTTGGCAACCTCGGCGGCGTTGATCCGGGCCTGCTGCCGGACCTGCTTGGCGGCCTGCGCGGCGGCCAGGCGGGCGTTGTAGGCCAGGACCTGTGCGGTGTAGGCGGCGCGGTCGGCGGCCTCCTCGGGGGTGTCGCGGCGGGTGGTGACTCCCGCGATCGGCGGGAGGCCGAGGCCGACGTAGGGGGCGTGGTCCTTGCGGATCTGCCGGTCGCGGCCGGCCAGGAGGCTGGACTTGCGGGGGGTGGCGGGGATCTGCATGGTGGGCTCCTGTCCGGGGGAAGCGGTGTGCCTTACTGACACGAGGTTACCGCACGGCTAGCCCTGGTGTCAACCACTGAGGGGGCGGAGTCTCCCCCGCCCCCTTTGGCTTGGCCCGCTCAGCCGTTCTTGATCTTCCGGGCCACCCGGGCGGCCAGGCTGGCGACTACCTCGTCAACCGTGCGGTTCGACTTCGCGGCCAGGGCCTCGGCCAGGATGAGGGCGTTGGCGCGGTGCTCGGCGTGGTTGGCCGGGTTGCTCCAGGAGTACCCCGGGGCGGCGGCCTCCTCGACGTACAGGATCTCTGCGGCCCGGACGGTGCGGATGGTCTCGTACCCGACCTTGAGCACGCCCCCGTCCGGAGCGGCGATCAGCTTGGGGTCCTCGGTGCGGGCCTTGCGCTCGGCGGCCAGCTCGTACGCCCGGTTGGTGTGCTTCCGCAGGCCGCCGCCGTGGGTGGCCGCTACGGCGCGCGCCCCGCAAACCTCGCAGTCGCCGGTGTAGCTCATGCCGTACGTGCGGTAGTTGACGCCGGTCCGGTTGCTGCACTTGCTCGGGTCCTCGACCTCAGTGCGGCCGGCGGTCCAGGAGAGCGGGGCGGAGGGGAAGCAGACCGTGCAGAGGATCGGGCCGAGGGCGTTGACCGCCTCCTGCTCGGTCAGGCCGGACAGCTCCGGATTCCAACCGAACTCGGTGGCGTTGACGCCCCGGTTGCAGGTCTGGCAGTTCATGGAGCGGTGGATGTGGCCGTTGTTCTGCTGGACGGTGAAGAACCGCGACCAGCCTCCCCGGCGGAGGTACTCGGCGTGCAGCGGCTCAGCCTTGGCCAGGATGGCGTCCAGCTCGGCGCGGGCCTTGCCGTAGGCGGCGAGGGCGGCGGCAACCTGGCCGGACGTGGCCTCCAGTGCGCGGGCCTTGTCCAGGGCTTCGGCGTCGGTGGTCGGCCAGCCCTTCCGCTTGCTCCAGGGGTCCTGCTTCTCACCGAGGGCGCGGTGGATGGTGTTGACCCGGCTGGCCACCCGGCCGCGTGCGCCGCTCTCCTGGCGGTAGAGGTCTGCGAGCTGGGTGTCGATCTCGGCGGGGGTGGCGGTCCGAATGTTCATGCTGGGCTCCTGTCGGGGGAGGGTGTCGCGTCGCTTGCATCTACTACGTTAGAGGACGAGGTAACCTCGTGTCAATAGGGAATCTCGACAGGTGCCCCCACCTGCCCATACTCTGCCAAGGCACCCCCCCGAGCTCCGGCCGCCCCGACCCGAGGAGGGCGGCCGGAGCCCCGGTCACGCCCGGGGGCTGACCACGTGGGAGATGTGAAGCTGCGCCTCCAAGGCGGAGTACCGACCCAGCGCGCGACCCTCGGCGTACGGCAGGAACCGGTCAACGACGTGCCCCAGGGCGTGCAGGTAGGAGTACGCCCCGAGGATGGTGTTGCCCCCCAACAGCACCTCGAACCCGTGGTTCTCGATCTCCTCCACCGTCAGGCCGAGCTCCTCGGCACGCATCCGGACCTGGACCATGGCCGGGGTGTACTCCGGCCCGTAGGTCAGCTCGGCCGGCGAGCGGTAGCCGGCCAGCAGGGTGCTGGTGTGGGCGTCGGTCAAGGAGGGGGTGGTGTTGGTGGTAGCGGTGGTGGTGTTCATGGCCCCTCCTAGGGGTAAGAGGTAAGGCGGAGTGCCTTACCTCCACTAAGTTACGCGCTCGATAACCTCGTGTCAACTTCCCCTTATTCACCCAGGTCAAGCGGCTTCATGGCTGGTCTCCCTACGTGGACAGGGGGGCGGGTACGTACACTAGGTTACCCGCCCGTGGCGTCTACGTCTACAGGGTTACCGGCCGAACTTCCTTCCGGCGCTTATTGACATTGGGTTTTGCGTGGCGTAACGTGGTGTCCAGTCACATCCCCCGAGAAAGGCACACGATGACCACGGACGACGCTGACAAGGCCAAAATGCTCGACCGCATTCGGAAACTCCTGGCCAAGGCGGAAGACCCGGCCGCCACCACGGGCGAGGCAGAGACGTACACGGCGAAGGCCACCGAGCTGATCGCCAAGTACGGCATCGACCAGGCGCTCCTGGCCGCGTCCGGCGTGACGCGGAGCACCATCGGCAACCGGATCGTCACGGTTGACTCCCCGTACTCGTACGCCAAGGCGCTCCTGCTGTACCGCCTGGTCGAGGCGCTGGGCGGCGAAGCCATCATGATGACGAACCGGCGCGGCACGGCCACGGGCGGAGTCCGCAAGGTCCACATCTTCGGGTACGACTCCGACCTGGAGCGTGCGGAGCTGCTCTACACCTCGCTCCTGGTTCAGCTCTCCTTCGCCATGCTGGCGGGGATCCCGGAGCCGGGCGAGGGCATCAAGGAGTGGAGGCGCTCGTTCATCATCGGCTTCACTGAGCGCGTTGTGGCGCGGGTAAGGGAGGCCGAGGAGGCGGCGCACCGGCAGGCGGACCGGGAGCGCACGAGTGGCCCCTCGACGGATCTGGTCCTGGTCGACCGGGCCAAGCTGGTCCGCCGGGAGTTCATGCAGGTGTACCCGAGCGTCCGAACGACCTCAATGAGCGCGGGCACCTCGGGCATGGACGCTGGCCGGGCGGCCGGGAACCGGGCCAGTCTGGGCGGTACCCGGGTGGGCAGCGGAGCGGGGCGGCCGGCGCTGGGTCGGTAGTCCGCGCGGAGTGGTGGCCCTGCCGAGAGGCGGGGCCACCTGCCGTTTCGGGGGGTTCCCAATCAGGACTTGACACGAGGTTAGTCGGGGCGTAACCTTGTGGTTGTAAGGCACACCGACCAACCACGGAGGCCAGCATGACCGCACCAGCCACCACCCTCCGACTCCCCCGCCTCTACTGGGACACCGCCCTGATCATCGACGGAGACCACGCCTGGCTCCAGGGTCCGGCCGGCTACCCGATCCCAACCGCGACCGGCCCCCGCTGCGGAAACTGCGACGGGAAGCGTCACGCCTCCGCTACCGCGATCCGGCACTGCTACGAGAACTCCCGGATGCAGGACGAGGCCGCTGAGGCGGACTACCGGCACGAGCAGTACTGCGAGCGGGCATGGGAGAGCCGGTTCTCCGTCCAGATGCAGTACGAGTTGGATCTGGAGCAGCAGGTCACGGGCCGACACTGGTCCGACACGGGCCACGGCGAGCCGTACCAGTACTGACCGCCCCCGGTCCGGGCAACCGGGATGGGACGTGAGCCGCGAGGCCGCGTCCCGTCCGGGGCCGCCCGGCCCTACCCCGACGAGAGAGGTTCCACCATGTCCGACGAGACCACGACCGCCATCAGCCGTGGAGACGCCCGCCAGTACCTGGAGGTCATGCGGCAGATGCCCTACGCCGCCAACATCGTCCCCCGGATCAACCTCGACACCCTGACTTTCGGCCAGATCATCGACCACATGGGGGAGCTGGCCGCCCGACTTGCCGAGGTCGGCAAGCGGGACGCGCGGCAGTCTATCGAGTTGGCCGAGGCCAAGGCCGTACTCAAGGGTGGCCGCGACCTGTTCGCCTACCTGTCCCGGCAGGAGGGCTGACCGCTGCGCTTCCGGCCGGCATGTACCAGCGACGTGCCGGCGCGGTGGCCAACCGGCCGACACCGACACCGACACCGACACCGAGGAGTGAGCATGGGACCGTACTGCCGCTACTGTGACCGGCGCTGCTTCGTGGAGCGCATCCTGCACGATGACCAGTGGTCGCTGCTCGCCACCTGCGAGGCCGGCATGGAGCACGACCGGGAGCGGGTCGGGGAGGATCACGTCACCGCCCGCAACCCGCGCAACCCGGACAGCATGGCCGGCCGCCGCCGCTCCCCCGCCTGGATCCGGTACTACCGGAACCACCCCGAGGTCTCCGCGACCTGGGGCGAACAGAACGGCCGGGAGCCGACCTGCACCTGCGCGGCCTGCTCCCCCGTCAACGCCGGCCCGACCGGGTGACCGGAGTGGCGCGCGGCCCCGGTCGCGTACCGCTCCGGCCACCCGGCCGGCACCCGACAGGAGGGACCAGCATGGAGATCATCACCGGCAGTACCCCGCTCACGGACGAGGAGGCGGGGGAGCTCCACCACGTCATGTACCGGATGCCAATGGGGGCGGTCGGCGTCGACCTGGCCCGGCTCCAGCCCACAACCGCGCGTCCGGTCACGGCGGCCGACGTCGTTCACGTCCTCAACCAGTTGCGGAACGAGGCAACCGCCTTCGTCTCCTCCGCGACCACCTGCCGCGACGAGGTGAAGTGGTGGCGGGACTGGTACCGCCGGCAGGTGGAGGCCGGCATCCAGTTGCCGGAGATGCCCCTGCTCGGCAGCGAGCCGCCGCCCCCGGCCGACGACGAGGTGGCGCGGTGAAGATCAGCGTGCCACTGGTCATCGAGGTCGACCCCCGCGAGTGGAACTGCGGCGAGTTCGCCGGCCTGACCGGTCGGGAGCTGGCCGAGGCTGTGCGCGAGGACGTGCGCCGGTACGTGGAGTACTCGGTGCAGGGCCTGAACCTCCTGAGCGAGGCGGACGCCCGGGTCAACCGGGTCCGCGTCCGGGGGCGCTGAGGCTCTCTCCAACCGCTCTGCAACGCCCCGTCAGGCCCCGGCCGGCGGGGCGTCCTGCTGTCTCCCCGGGAGGGGTTCGCCCGATGGCAAAATTCCGGCGCGGCACCCCCTCTGACCTGGGATGGAATGGCAATTTGCTATCGGGTTGATGGCAACGCTATGGCAGGCATTATGGCAAACGTGTTTTGCCATTCGGTTAAATACAGGTTCGCGCCCTACCGATCGACACATGCCTAGACAGGTATAAGTGATTGCCGTCACAGGTGTCATGGTTTCCGCAGGTCAGAGGGCCTATCAGGGCATGGCAATTTGCCATCGTCTTGCCATCCGGTTGATAGCAAAGCGATGGCAAGTCATAGCGATTACCCATACCTATTAAGTACAAAGTCAAAGGCATTATTCGTCCGGCCTGTCGGCCAGACACTCCCCTTTGACACTGGCGAACCTCTCCGGTAACGTCGTATGCGTAAGCCATACGACTGACTGAGGAGAGTGCCTCGTATGACCCTTCACGACGCCGGTAGCGCCCCGACCGCGCCGGCCGCCCCCGCCCCCCGGGGAAGCCTGACCATCCGTCACAACCACGCTGAGGGCACGCTGCTGGAGGGCTCCTCCCGGGGAGACGGCGTACTGGAGCTGACCCGGCAGCACGGCTTCCGCTGGTTCCGCAGCCTCGGGCTGCTCGGAATCCCGTTCAGCCGGGACCACGCCGCCCGCCGCCGGAACATCGAGGCCGCCGCCGCCGCCCTCCGCAGCGCCGGATTCGAGGTCGCCGTCGAGATCGATGACCGGCCGCGCCCCCGCGCCGAGGCCCTGGCCGACCAGTCCGGCCGGTTGGACGACCGACACGAGCGGCTGACGACGGCCGCCGCCAGGCACTCCGCCGCCTCGGACGCTCACCGCAACCGGGCCGACCAGGCGGGCGAGCGGTTCTACATGGGCCAGCCCATCCTGGAGGGCCACCACTCGGAGCGGAGCGCCCTCGCCGCCCGGGCAAGGATGCACGCCGCCGACCGCCTGGCCCGCGTCGAGGCCGACGCTGCCGCGTACCGGGCTGAGCAGGCCGGGGTGGTCGGGCGGAGGGCTGCGCGGGCAGCCACCCCGGAGGCAACCGCCCGCCGGATCCTGGCGACGGAGACCGAGCTCCGCGATTTGAACCGGCGTCTGGCGGCCCTCAGTGCCCCGCAGGGCGTTGAACTCGCCCCGGCGGGGAGCCTGTACCGGGAGGAGCTTCTGGCGCGCCGTGCGGTGGCCGAGGAGCGCCTCGCCCACGACCGGGCAGAGCTGGACCGGGCCGAGGCCGCCGGCCGGTACGTCACCCGAGGTCCGCACAACGTCCACGTCGGTGACGCGGTGTACGCCTGGCACGGCTGGCGGAAGGTCCTGAAGGTCAACCGGACCACGGTTGGTTGCGACTCCGGCTACTCCTGGCAGGACAAGATCAAGTTTGTCGAGATCCAGCAGGTTCGCTGCCCGCACGCCCCGGAGCCACTGCCGGAGCGGATCACCCTGGCCGAGGCCAGCGAGGCACTGCTCCGAGTGATCGGCGCGGCCATGGATGGGCTCCAGTGCGAGTGCCGGCATCTGTACGCCGGGCACGCCAGCTACCGGCGCGACGACATCCAGGACCCGCACGACTTCGCCCTGGGTATGTGCGGCGGAGGCCCGGCGGAGTGGGCGTGCAACCAGGGGTGCGACGGGTTCGCCCTGGCCGAGACGGTCGAGCTGCCGCCGTGCAGCACGCACGATCACGGGCCACTGGTGCCCCGGGAGATCCCGGCGGAGGCGTCCGCCGAGCAGGTGTGGCTAGGCCAGTGGTGGGACTGCCCGGAGTGCGCGAGCTCCCTGCTCGTGCCGTCAACGGGTCTGCGCGCGCTGCTGGCGGAGCTGTGGGCGGAGGGTTGGCCGGACCGCTGAACGCGCTTCTGGTGGGGTCTCAGCGGGCCGTGGCCCCACCAGAAAACATCACCACCCTATTTGACACTAGCAATCTTGAGGCGTAACCTCGTAGGTACAGGTACGGCAGAGAGGAGCTCCATCGTGACCCACCCCGCAACCACCCTCCAGGGGGGCCGCCGCACCCCGTCCGCAAACCAGCGGGACGCCCTCGTGGAGCTGGCAGCCGCAGGCGGCAGCGCCGTCATGCGGGACCTCTCCGGCAAGCACGGCGCAGGCATCTACGTCGGCCTCGTCGCACCGGGCTGGGCCACCATCGACCGGGGAACTCCCAACAACATCGGCGGATTCCCGCCCGATTTCATCTACACCCTGACCAGCTCCGGCTGGTCGGCCGCGAGGATCTGCTCCGCCTGCAAGCAAGGCGCGGAAGTCGGCCCCCGCACCGGTAAGTGCGCACCCTGCGCGAAGCGTAAGACGCCCTGACGCCATCCGTGCTGGCCGGCGAAAACCGGCCAGACGCGGTAACCGCCAGGACGGATTCTGGAGGTAATCCCCAACGTCCACTACTCTCAGAGCAACGCACCTGTTGACACGAGGAGACGTGGACCATGACTGAGAGGACATTCCCGATGTTGACCACCACCGACGTCGGTCGAATCCTCGGGGAGGAGCGCGCCAAGAGGGACGGCACTCCCCCCGAGGAAGCGGGCTCACTGCGGCCCAAGACCATCTCGCAGTACCTGGTGGACTCCAAGCCAGGCAACCGCTACGCCGACCACCCGTTCCCGGAGCCGGCCTACCGGCACGGACTGCGCCCGTTCTGGACCCCCGATCAGGAGGCGGCCATCCGCGAGTGGGCGCGCTCCCGCCCCGGCCCCGGCCACGGCGGAGGTCGTCCGTGGGATCAGCGGAGTGCAGCCGAAAAGGTGATCTCGGCGACCGGTCGCTTCATGGAACGGTCGATCCGAGAGCGCTACCGCGCGCTCCTGGAGGAGAACGGCGTGGACGAGACGAAGGAGCCGCGCAAGGCGGCAAAGCTGGCGAAGCAGGCCGAAACCGAGGTGCGCGAGTCCATGCGGACCGCGCTGGAGACCACAAAGCAGCAGGTCGCGTAACGCGAATGGCGTGGTAATTTCCACGTCACCCCTGTACGGGGCGCACCACTGGCAACACCATCGCAGGACCGCTCACCTGATCAAAAAGAGCGGCGTCCGGCACGGGATCGCACCCCCAGCCGGACGCCATGTGAGATCCCATCCCCCGACAGGAGGTAAGCCCACAGTGAGCACGGTAATGGACGCTGCCCACATCAGCCAAGCGGGAGGGCTCCCGCGAGTCATTAAGGTAACTGTCGGTAGTCAGGTCCGCCTCCTGGGCGACGCGGAGCCGAAAATCTGGCGGCACAACCGCCTCAGCCCCGTCCCGTACCCCGAGCGCTACACCGGACTCCTCGGCATTGTCACGGACAGTACGCATGGTGTCTGTTTGGTGAGAGTTGGCGTCGAGGAGATCCTGGTCCGCACCGCCGGCCTCCTCCCCGCACCGGACGCCACCGCCTGCCAGCACTGCCGCTGCACCGACGCCCGTCCCGGTCAGGAGTACTGCTCCCTGGCCTGCGAGACCGACCACGATCACGTTTCGGACTCGGTTCTCCGAGCCAGGTACGCCGAGCGGGTGCCGGCATGACCGTCACGGAAGCTGCCACGACCGGCGTCCTCAGCGTCGGAGGAGTGCTCGCCCTGCTCACCCTGACCGGCGGCCGACTCCGCCGCGCGCTTGAGCGCCGGCTCGCCGCCGGCACCGGCGGCCAGCACGTCTACGCCAACACCCGGCCCGCCCTCGTTCTCCCGGACGCACCCGGGCTGACCGAGGCCGCGCCGGCTGAGGCCGAGGCCACCCCCGAACCGGCAGCCGTCGCACCGGCTCCCCCGGTCAACCCGATCACCAACCGGCCGTACCCGTCCTGGTTGGTGACCTCCACGGGATTCTTCGCCCTGGTCAACGAGGGCGGAGCCGACGCGGTAAAGGCTGCGGCTGCCGACGTGCAGGCCGAGGCCCACCGCTGGCCCGGGGCGCTGTCGCACCAGCGCAACGCGGCCTGACCTACCTCGCAGTACCCGCATCACAAGCCCCATCCCCCGACTGTTTCTGAGGAGTACCCCGCCATGGCTATCAAGAGCCACGCGCCCTCTGGGGCCGTTCCGCCGCCCGTGGTCCTGATCGAGGGCGACACCGGAGCCGGCAAGTCCTGGGTCGCCGCCGAACTCTCCGCCTCCCCCCGCATCAGCCAGATGTACTGGTTGGAGCTCGGCCGCGAGACCACCGCCGAGCAGTACGGGAAGATCCCCGGCGTTAAGTACCAGATCCTCGACCCGGACGGCTCCGACGTGTGGGACCACTGGACGATCCTCGGCGCAATCAAGGACGTGTCCGCCGAGGCCGCCGCCGTCCGCAATGCCGGGGGCCAGCCGGTTGCTCTCACGATCGACACGGGCGGAGCCATCTGGGAGATGTACTCCGAGTGGGCCGACAACCGAGCCCGCTCCGGCAAGGCCATCGCGGAGGCCCTGTCCAAGGACCCCAACCACGAGTACACGATCGGGCACCAATACTGGAACGACGCCACGGCCAGGTGGCGCACCATCATGACCCTCCTCCTGAAGTTCCCCGGCATCGTGATCATCCTGAGCCGGGGCCAGGAGGTAACCGCGTTTGAGGGCGGCAAGCCGACCCGGCACAAGACGTGGAAGGTCGAGGGCCAGAAGGACCTGATCTTCGACGTGCCGATCTGGGTGCAGCTCACCCGCGACGGCAACCCCATGCTCAAGAAGCTCCGCGCCGTCGAGGGCGGCATCAAGCCGGGCGAGCGTGGCCGGGCGCTGCCGGGGTTCAGCCTGGAGTCCCTGATCTTCGACCTGTACGGCTGGGATCCGGACTCCAGCGGGCACCGGCAGGTCCGGCCGATGGTGGCCGGCGCTGCCGCGCCGCTGTCGGAGCGTGCGCTCCTGTTCTTGCAGCAGATCGAGGCGGAGACCGACGAGGAGGAGCTCCGCAAGCTGTACGCCGGGCTCAAGCCGGCGGTTGATGAGCAGGTGCTCACGGTGGACGAGGCCAAGCACCTCGCCGGGGTGGCCCGGAAGCGTAAGGCGGAGCTGGAGGCTGCCGCCCCGGCCGCGACGCCGGGCGCGGTGCACCAGGCATCCGCGTCGGTGGAGCTGGTGGGTGCCGGGGTGGGTGCGGGCTGACCAGGGGTTAGTCGGACACGTCAGTCAAGTAACCCTGCGGAAGTAGTTGACACAAGGGCTAGTCAATCGCTAACCTTGTGTCAACTACGCACCCCCTCCCCCGACAGGAGACCCCAGTGAGCTTCAAGCCGACTGCCGAGCAGGACCAGATTGTTGCTGCCGCCGCGACCGGCGCGGACCTCGTAATCGAGGCCGGGGCCGGTACCGGCAAGACCTCCACCCTGAAGCTCCTCGCCGCCGGCCGCCCCAACGGGCGCGGCCTGTACCTGGCCTACAACAAGGCCATCCAGGTCGATGCGCAGCGCAGCTTCCCCCGCAACGTCACCTGCAAGACCATCCACGCCCTCGCCTTCCAGACCGCCGCCCGCCCGTTCCTGAACGCCGGCCGGCAGCTCAACGGCGCGCGGGTACCCGCCGCTCAGGCCGCCCGGATCCTCGGCATCAACGAGCCGATCCAGGTCGCCACGGGCAAGGCCCCCCTCGCCCCGCAGCAGACTGCCCGCCTGGCCCTGGCCACGGTCAAGCGGTTCTGCCGCTCCGCCGACGCGGAGATCACCCGCTGGCACGTTCCGCCGGTGCCCGGCCTGACCGAGCACCCGGCCATCTGGCGCGCCTTGGCCGAGGCCGTGGTTCCCTTCGCCCGCAAGGCGTGGCAGGACCTTACCGCGCTGACCGGGGGCCGCCTCCGCTTCGAGCACGACATCTACCTGAAGCTCTACCAGCTCAGCGGACCCGTCCTCGACTACGACTACATCCTGGTCGATGAGGCGCAGGACCTTAACCCCACGGTCAAGGCCATCGTGGACAACCAGACCCACCTCCAGCGGATCCTGGTCGGGGACCGGAGCCAGGCCATCAACGGCTGGAACGGCGCGATTGATGCGATGGAGCACTTCGACGGCAAGCGCCTCTACCTGTCGGAGTCGTTCCGCTTCGGGCCGGCCATCGCCGCCGAGGCGAACAAGTGGCTGGACATCCTCGGCGCGGATCTGCGGCTGACCGGCTCCGGACCGGCCGACTCCCGGCTGGGCACCCTGGATTTCCCCGACGCGGTGCTCTGCCGCACCAACGGCACGGCCCTGGCCGAGGTCATCGCCGCCACGGCGGCCGGCCGCCGGGTCGCACTGGTCGGCGGCGGAGACGAGATCGAGCGCCTGGCCCGTGCCGCCCTGGATCTCCAGACCGGCCGGGGCACGGAGCACCCGGAGCTGATGGCCTTCACGAGCTGGAACGAGGTTGTTGAGTACGCCTCCGACGACGAGTCCGGATCGGACCTCAAGACCCTGGTCAAGATCGTGGAAGACCACGGCGCGGAGGATCTCATCCGCCTCGTCAAGGGGCTCACCGATGAGCGGTACGCGCAGGTCACGGTGTCCACCTCGCACAAGTCCAAGGGTCGGGAGTGGAACTCGGTTCGGGTGGCCGGCGACTTCCGGGAGCCCAAGGCGACTGAGCAGAACCCGGACCCGGTGCTGTCCCGCGAGGACGCCATGCTGGCCTACGTCACGGTGACCCGCGCCAAGCTGATCCTGGACCGCGACGGACTGTCCTGGGTGGACCGCTGGGTACCGGGCAGCCCGGCCGCAACGCTCCGCGCCCTCCGCCCCGCCGCACCCGCCCAGCCGGCCGTGAAGCCGGCCGCCGCACCGGCCGAGAACATCACCCCGACCAGCCTGGAGGAGGACCTCAGCCCGGCCCTGGCCGCCGCCGTCATGGTGGAGACCGCCGGCGTGGTCAGCCCGCAGACCGGCCGCACCCTCCGCGCCGGCCTCGGCCCCCGCCTCCGCGACATGCCCGCCCACTGCCTCCGCTGCGGCTCCGAGCGCTGCTACTGCGACCCGGAGATCGCCCGGACCCGCAGTGCGGCGCAGAGCTGGCCGATGGGCCCGGCCGGGCGGTACGCCTCGGAGCGCGCTGAGGCCCTCTACTGCTACGACTCGGAGACGGCGCTGGCGGTGTACCCCTATGTCGGGTAGCGGCCTGCGGAGGATCTCCGCCAAGAAGCGCGCGGCCATGGAGGCTGCCGGGATCACTCCCGGCAGCACCCTCCGCCGTACCGGGGGAATGGGGCGGGGGGCCGGAATCCGAGGGGGATCGGCCTCCCGCCCCGCCCGCCCAACCAGCACGGGCCGGAGCACCGGCCCTACCGACGCCACCGTGAAGCAGGTCCAGGCCCGGGACGGCCACCGCTGCGTGTCCTGCGCCGCACCGGCTACCGGCGCACGCGGCCGGGACTGGTCCGTACAGCACCGCGTAGCGCGGGGAGCTGGCGGCACGAGCCGCGCCGAGCTGAACCTCGCCGGCAACCTCGCCCTCCTCTGCGGCTCCGGCGTCACCCGCTGCCACGGCCGCGTCGAGCGCCGGGGAGCGGCCGACCGGCACGCCGGCTACTGGCTGCACCGGGACACCGCCGGCCGGCCCACCGACCCGACCCGCATCCCGATTCGGCACGCCCTCCACGGCTGGGTCCTACTCGACAACCAGGGCGGCTGGACCGCCACCGACCCACCCGCCCCCGAGGAGGAGCCGTGCGCCTGATCGTTGCCGCGTCGACAAGCTGGGACCGGGGAGACGTGATCTGGCAGTGCCTCGACATCCTGGCCGCCCGGCTCGCGGAGTCCGGGGAGCGCTACCTCACCGTGGTCCACGGCGACACCCCGCCGAGCAAGCGCGGACCCTCCGGCGACGCCTCCGCCTCCCGCTGGGTGACCCGCGCCATCAAGCCGGCCGGCATCGTCGTCCGGCAGGAGCGGCACCCCGCGCGGGGCCGCACCTGGGCCAGGAATCAGCGCATGGCCGACATGGGGGCCGGCATGATGCTGGCCTTCCAGCGCGGCGGCTCCCGGGGCGTGGCCGACATGATCGAGCGCGCCGAGAAAGCGGAGATCGTCGTCAAGGTGGTCCGGTACGAGGACCTGGGTGAGCTGTTCAGCGACGACCTGAGGGCGGCGGCATGAGCACCCTGTTCGGCCTTCCGCCCGGCCGCCGCGCCCGCCCCGGCCGCCCCGCCCCACGAGCCGCTGGAGCGCCAGTACGCCGCGCCGTAGTTCGGTACCCGGCCGGCCTCCGCCTGTCCGCTGAGGTGACCGTGAACGGCGCGCCGTGGCTACTGGCCCGGGAGACCACCGACCCGGAAGTGGTGGCGAGCCTGGTCCTGCCGGGCAACCCGGCCCCCAAGGAGCGACCCCGCCATGGACAGGGCCACACCTTCACCCCCCGCAAGACGCGCGACGCCGAGGAGACGGTGGCCTGGACGTTCCGGCAGGCCCGGCCCGACTGGCAACCGGATCCGGTGTCCGCGTTCGGGGTGGCCATCCTGTTCGCCGCCTCAGACTTCATCCGCCGCGACGCCGACAACCTGCTCAAGCTGCTCCTGGACGCCCTCAACAAGGTGGTCTGGCAGGACGACGCGCAGGTAGTCGAGTTCTCCGTACGGCTGGAGCGCGGCCAGCCAACCGGCCGGACCGTCGCCGTGCTGTACCGACTCCCGGAGCCGGCCCCGGTGCCGGCCCGGCCCACCCCCACTCGGAGAGGAGGACGCGCCGCAGAGAACCTGGCCGCGCTGCTTCCGTAGCGCGGGCCCGCAACACAACTCCCCCGACAGGAGAAGAACCATGATCCAAGTACCACACGTCGAGCTGACGGGCATGCTGGCCGACGCCGCCCTGTTTGCCTGCGAGGACAAGGACCTCACCACCTACTACGGGGTGCGGCTCTCCTGGGACGGCAGCCGCATCAACGCGCAGGCCACCGACCTCACGGCCGCAGCCTGGGTGCAGTGGGATCCCACGGACTCCCCGGACACCGACCAGCAGGAGACGCTGGACACCAACTGGGGCGGCGCGGACGACCCGTGGGCGCTGACCATCCCCATGGCCGACGTAAAGGCCATCATCTCCGGATTCAAGCGCCCGGCCTCCCGGGGCTGGACGCCGCTGCACCTGGACTTCGACGGCCGGTACCTGAAGCTGTCCCGCACCCGGGGACCGGGCTCCACGGCGATGAGCATGGAGACCGAGGCCATCCTCGACGGAATGTCCGACCTCCGCGACCACTTCGAGAAGCTGGCCGAGTCGCGGGAGACCCGCGAGATCGCACTCAGCGCCCGCTACCTGGGGAAGCTGGGCGCGGTACGGATGCGCGGACCCGTCAGCTTCGCGTTCTACGGAGCCGAGCGGTCCCCACTCATCACCGTGGGGGACAGGTTCTCCGCCGCCATCCAGCCGGTACGCCCCGGCGACGGGCCGGCCCAGTGACCGACTCGGGCCCGGAAGCAGTCACGGCGACCGTGTACCGGCGGCTCTGTGCCGCACAGCAGGGCCGCCTCCGCCGGACCTCGGGGGGAGTCGACACCCTCTCCAACAACCGGTCACAGACCCGGATCACGGGAGTCTCCGACCTGGAGACGGCCGGCCTCCTCGTCATGACCCCCTCCGGCAAGTGGCGCACCACTGCCGAGGGCGACCAGGCCGCCGAGCGGTACCGGACCGCACACCACGCAGCCGTCACCATCCGGGCTGCCTGACCCATCCCCCATCCAGAAAGCGAGGTACCCGCAGTGTCGGGCGAAACCGTCATCACCGTAGTCGGCAACCTGACCGATGATCCGGAGCTCCGTTTCACGCCCTCGGGCGTGGCGGTCGCCAAGTTCCGCATCGCATCCACGCCCCGCTCCTTCGACAAGGCGAGCGGCGAGTGGAAGGACGGCGACCCGCTGTTCCTGCCCTGTTCGGTGTGGAGGCAGGAGGCCGAGAACGTGGCTGAGTCCCTCGTCCGGGGCTCCCGGGTCATCGTCCAGGGTCGACTCACGCAGCGCAGCTACGAGACGAAGGAGGGGGAGAAGCGCACCGTCTACGAGTTGCAGGTGGACGAGATCGGACCTTCCCTCCGCTACGCCACGGCCAAGGTCAACCGCATGAGCCGCTCCGGCAGCAGCGCCGGTCAGCAGCGGCCGGGCGGTCGGGATCAGGCCGACCAGTGGGCCAGCGGCGGAAACTTCGATGACGAACCGCCGTTCTAGCCGAACCACGTCGACCGGCCGGGGGCGCACCTCCGGCCGGTCGGCCGGCCTGATCCTGTGCTGCCCGATGCCGAGCTACGCCCCGGACGGAACGGTCGGGATGGTGTGGACGAAGCACGCCACCGGCGACCCGCTCCCCTGCCGGATCTGCCGCCGCAAGGCCATCTGCCGTGACTGTCAGAACCGTCCGTGTCACAAAGTGTGCGCGGAGCGGGAGCTCCAGCAGACGGCACGCCGGTAGACCCCGCTAATTGACACTCGCTATAGGCGCGGTTAACCTAACGGAACCTACGCCTATCATCCCCCGAACGGAGATATCCCGACATGCCGTGGGGCAAGCTGGACGACGGATTTGACGAGAACCGAAAGGTGCTCGCACTCCTGGCAGACAACGCCGGAGACGACGCCACACGGCTCATCGTCGGCTCCGCCATAGGAATGTGGACCCTCTGTCTCTCGTGGGCCAACCGCAACACCCGCAAGCGGGGGCGCACCCCCGGCCTGCTGCCGCCGGGGCTCCCCGGCCGCCAACTGCCACTGAGCGCTCCGATGATGGAGAGCGTCATCGGCCTACTCGTCAAGCACGGACTGTGGATCGCCTACCCGGACGGGAGCTGGTCAATCTCTGGTTTCGCTAAGTCCCTTCCTACCGCCCAGACCATCGAGGCCCGCCGCAACGCCGGGGCGCGCGGTGCCGCCTCCCGCTGGGGCAAGCCGATGCCGCCGGACCAGGACGCCCTACCGGTCAGCATCAGCAGCCCCCCGGCAACGGCCGTACCCGCCACCCCGCCTGCTCGGGCGAGCCGGGCCAGGGTGCCGGAGCCGGACCGCGCCGACGTGGACAAGGTGTGTGCCGCTCTCGCGGACGCCATCGTTGCCAACGGCTCCAAGCGGCCCACCATCACACAGGAATGGAAGCGGCAGGCCCGCTTCCTCATCGACCAGGATGGCCGCACTCCGGAGCAGATCCTCAACGCGATTGCCTGGTGCCAGACCGACCTGTTCTGGCGCGGCAACATCCTGTCGATGCCCAAGCTCCGCGAGAAGTACGACCAGCTCCGCCTCGCGGCACAGGCGAAGGGCGGCAGCAAGCTCAAGGGCCAGGACACCCGCGCAACCAACACCCCGGACGCAATTGACTGGGATGACCCTGCTCTCCTGGCTGGCTCGGCATGAACCACGGAGACATCCCCATCGATCCGGGCGAGGACCGTGACGGGTACCTGATCGCCCGCAACTCCGCCGTCACGGACGCCCGCCTGGCCCGCATTGCCGCCGGATTCGTCGGCGCGACCACAGACCACAAGGACGTACTCCGCTGGGTGGCCGCCGTACTGGAGGACCCGACCGAGGCTCCGTGGTTGTACCTGTGTGGCCCGGTCGGCACCGGCAAGACTCACGCTGCCGTGGCCGCCCTCCGGCTAGCCATCCGCGTACCGCGCGCCGTCCGCTGGGAACTGACCACCCTGTCCGGGCTCCACGAGGCCCGCCGCCTGGCGCAGGGTCGCCGCAACCGGGGAGACGACGAGGGGGCGCAGGCCGCCCTCTACGAGCGGGCAGACCTCCTGGTCCTGGATGACCTCGGCATGGTGCGGGAATCGAACGACTGGGCACTGGAAGAGCTGTGGCGTCTGGTCGACTACCGCCGCCGCAACTGGCTGCCAACGATCTTCACCGCCAACTTCCCTACCGCCAGCCTGCGTACACACTTCAGCGAACAGATCGAGTCCCGCGTCATGGAGCACTGCATCGTGGTGTCCATGACGGGGGAAGACCGCCGGCGTGCACCGCACCAGCGCCGGCCTCGTCCGACTCCGGCCCCGCCGCCGCCGGACACCCCGGATCGGCGGACGGACGTGAAAGAGCTCCTGGCCCGCTTCGGGGCGGAACTCCCGCCCGGCCGTCCGGACCAGCTCCGCTACGGCACCGCCCACTGGGAACGGCTGAGACGCCGCGACCGGCAGTCAGCGGAACCGCTCAACCCGGCCTACCTGGATCGCATCGCACGCGGCCAGTAGGCGTACCACCCGCACCAACCCACCATCCCCCGCACTCCATGAGGAGCCCTGCTGTGTTCTACCTGCTCTCCCCCGATGACACGATCACCCGCACCGAGGACCGCGACGCCTGGGACCGCAACCTTCAGGAGCGCGGCATCCTCCTGGAGACCACGAGCGAGAGCCTCGGCTACCTCGTCACCGTCCGCACCGAGTTCCTCGGCCAGGACCCGGACGACGCCAAGCGCCCGCCCCTCCTGTTCCGCACCACCGTGACCGGCGGACGCTTCAACGGCCGCACCTGGCGCTGCGCCTCCCCCGCCTTCGCCCGCCGACACCACCGCCGCGTCTCCTTCGCCGTGAGCACCGACCACGACCCGGACGGAGGTGCCCGGTGAGCCTCCGCCCCCCGCACCAGCGCACGGTCGGCATGCTGGCCCGCAAGGGGTACCCGCCCGGCCTGGCCATCCGGGTGGTCAAGGAAGCGCTGGCGAGCGCCCCGGACGCTGGGTTCCTGGACGACATCGATCCCGATGCGTCGGTCGAGTTGCTGGGCGAGGATCATCCGATCGACTGATTCGTCACCCGGACGTCCGGTCGATGGGTACTCATC